AGTATACTTATCTGCCAAATTATTTCGGAGAATTTTTGATTAAAAAATCTGAAAAATAAAAGAGGGTTATATTTCTATAACCCTCCTAACTAAAAACATGCTTATTATGGAACAAAACAATTATAAAAGTTTCTTCAATTCAATGATACCATCCCAAATTTAATAAGTAGCTCATACGCCTCGGGAAATTCCTCCTTTATTTGTTCATACGTCGATAATTTAATTAACATGCCCTTAAATTCATTGTAAAGTCCACATCTTCTTCTTTTTAGAACCCACAAATCATCCATAATACTATTGAATATATCGGATTCAGCGTTGGGTAATTTGATGCAGTTACCTTTAACCGGAATATTTGTCCAACAGTCGTAAGCTTCATATAATTGACAACCATCCGTGTTAGTGTTGTAACGAATCATTACATTGTTATATTTGAAATAATCGGGGCATTCAGCATAAGCGGCCCTTACAATATCAGGTAGATTTAATAAAAGATAACGCTCCAGAAACTTATATGCCTGCAGTCTTTTCGCCATTATATCGCTGGAAAATTTCTGTGAAGATAATATATTCACGATTTTTGACGCCATCTCACAATTAATTCTTTCAGAAGTCATACTTTCTCATTTATGTTTACAACATAAAGATATACATTTTATATCAAATAAATAAGCAAAAACATTATATTTTTAACTCACAAGCGCCACCAGCACACCCTTGCGCAGCGAGGGTATCAACATCAACACAATGATCCTCCCACTTAACGCAAGCATTCCAGTCAATTGATTTAATATTTTTGAGATTTTGCCATTTATGGTATAAATGCACATGTTTCACACAATTTTCCGTTAATTTTAAATCACCTTCAAGGTATTTTATCGCAAAATCACGAAAACGCCGAACCCAGTCATTTCTTTTATCATTCTTTTCACGTAAAAACGAATGAATAGCATTAACATCGGACACCTTAACACCCCTAATATCAACAAGAAATGCACCCTCGGTCATATGGGCAACAATAAATTCTCCAACATCCTCGGGTGAAAATTTTAATACCTTGCTATTCCTTCCCATCGCAGCATCACACGCAACCCATAAATCGCCATCAAATGCCTCCAATCCATCAATGATTAAGCCTCCCGCCAAAATTGCCCCTGCCCCGTACTTATCCGCTAATTCTTTTTCATCCAAAACTGAAGTATAGGGGGCTTGGGGGTACAATAAATCACCACCCTCAGGTAAAAATGATATTCCCGAAAACACCCCCCGGTTCTCCCATACAAATTTTCTCACATCATCCCATTCGTCCTTACCCACAACGCAGGTGTTTGAAACATTCATCCTTACCTTTTTCAACTCAGGATGAGTGATATAAAAATCATGATCCAAATTTGTTCCCGCTTCAATCCAATTTTCTTTTGTTAGCTTAACAAGTTTAAGAAATTCAATCGCGGATAAATCCTCTTTCACCAACACATTTTCATTCAATTCAACCGGAAATGAGACAACACTCGTATTTTCCTGATCATACGCAGCGCGCTCAACAGCATTAGGATTATACATTGAAAAAACCTGGAGAGCTTGCTCAGTGTTCGCTGCCTGTATGTTCCTTATCATTCGACGGAAATGAAACGGTGAAATCCCTGATGATGTACAATTCAACATTTGAGATGAATTACCCGAAGGTTTTATAACAGTACACCGAGCTGCAAAGTTAATACCAATCAAACGGGAAACTTCCTTGTTAATTTGCCTAACCCTCTCTGCACCCTCTCTCTGTAGCTCAGGGTCGAATAAAAGCTGGGGGTTTTCACACATACCCGTTATTCCAACCCCGATTAATGAATCTCTCTCCGCTATAAACTTTGACGCGGGAGATAATATATCGCTGAAATTTGTCCATGACGCTTGGATTGTTCCCAGAATAGCTGCTGCTTCACACGCTTCAAGAAACTCTTGCCGGGTTTTAACCATGGCACCATTTATCTCAGTGAGATTGCAGAAAAAGAAACCATATCGTTTTTCACCATTTATCTCACACTGAGGGTAACCCGCAACCTCACAGTTATGAACAAAAACACCCTCACTGTTCCCATAATCGGCATCACCTTTTGTTATAATTGCGAAGTTATGCTCCGGGCAATCCATCTCGACATCATACACCCCCTCGATAATACCTTCATCAACGACAGAAACAACATATACCGATTCGGCAAGATAATCTAACGAAGGTTCTTCTTTAGAAGTGTATGTAGGGGTGACCGGGTCTCTATACTCTAACTCGCCAAGCACATATTTCACATACAAAGACCACGAACCGCTAAATCTATTTTTTGAAAACCCTGACGGGAAACGGTCGTCGATACTTTGACAATTCTTCCTTGTCAGATTCTTTCCTTGTCTGAGTACCTCTCTACCTATTTCGATAAGATCTTCCCCCGAAAGACCTGAATATCGGCCATTATTTTCAAGAAAACTTACCACCTTGGCCGCTTCAATTACCCTATTTTTATCCGCTTTATGGATAGGATTGTTTTCACCTATTCTTTCAGCGCCCGTTTTACGTAGATGGTCCCCTAACGGTAATAACTGTAAATTAGAAATAAAATCACCTACCGAGTTATCAATATGATCAATTTCTTGCCCCTCTGGTTTCTCACCATTATAAAATTCCCAGATCATTCTGTATTGACGGGCGTATCCATTAGCAAAACTATTGATCGTTCTGTATTTTCTTTTCTTTGAAGAAAAGAACTTGGATAATACCACGCCCTCACTTTCACCCGCTGCCACGTAATTTCCGTTAACTGTTCGTAGTGGGTGATCAGGTGTACAGTTGATAACTGAACCGTTTGATAGCACGACTTTCACCACCTTCTTTTCACCTGTGCAAAATGCTCTCCCGTATTCTATGCAAACCTTACCCCCTTTATTCTTGTAATAAATAGGGGTCTTCTCACCTGCTTCAGCGAGTTCTTTTATGGTAACACCATTTCTACCATCGGCCACGGCAACAATCGTATCACCTGTAAAACAACACGGATTGTATACAATATCTTCGTGAGGAATGAATATCGTAGCAGGTTCACCAAATTCCTCGATGTATTTAAATAAACGATTATAAACAGCTTCAGGTGTTGAGGGAAGAATAGCTGCTGAATTATTCGCCCTGCTTAATTCGGGCATCTCAACCCACCACTCACCTGTTTTACAACTGATCATATCCTGATCATCAGCGTCAAATTGACAAAGAAGCGCTGCGCGACGCACACCCCCTGATATAACCGCGTCAGCGATAATACATGCCAAACGATGTAATTCAAACGATGTTAATTTTCTTCCGCTCCATCTTTGTAAAAGTTTATCCATCTTCTCCAAACATTTCCGCAACGGTTCAGGCCCTGGCGCGCGAAAACCCCCGGTTATAAATGAACCCTTTTTTCGAATAGATGAAAAATCAAAACGAACAGGCGCCTCATGATAATAATAGCTTTTAATCAATGCATCAACTGCAAGTGACCACCCCTCAACACTATCATCAATGTTGATTAACCTACTCTTCTTACTTCTGTCAACACCCCAACACTCTGGAAGCTGTTGTATATGACATTTTTGAACGGAATAACCACAACCACAACCACACAGCAAAAGATACATCAACTCCTTGTAAAACTCAACCCGATTAATATAAGAACCGCAACAATTAAACTGGCGGGCTGCATGTTTAATCATAGGTTCTCCACCAAATTGAAGAGCACGCTGCGCACCTAACACTCGTTTCTTCTTATACATCGAAGTTGCAAATTCAAAAAGTTCGTTTAACCGAGGTTGATTCAACAACAAGCCTAATTTCTCGCGGTGCATCTCCATAACACGATCAACACTTTCCTCCCAAGTTTCTTTCCTCCCATTAACGGTACGGGCATACTTACTGATGAAGACATAATCACCAATTTCCTTTCGTTTACAAACTTTTTCCATAACACTTTAATAATGAAAATTTTTAAAATAATTTATATCATCCCGAGAAATAATCAACGCAATCGGAATATTTGATGACTGCAGTGTAAGAGGTACACAAGGTGCATTCCAAACCCGGTGCCATTTTTTCTCGTTAACTAATTCATCCACTAAAGCATTAAAGATACGATTTTCAACCATAATCAATAAAGGTTTAGGCCTCCTTTCTTTATCATTTTTACAAGCCAATTTTTCATATAACATATGGTTTGTAATTTGCTCGTCCGTGGGGAGGTGATCCTTGGCATTTTTCAATTTATTCGCACATATAAGACTCCGATTACTCCCACTCTGTGATTCAATATAATATTTCTGTATTCGCGTTTTCATAACATCTTTCTTTATACGGTATAAAAATTAATTCATCTTTCGCTCTTGTTACCGCGACAAATTGTAAACATCTCTCTGCCTCGAGCTGCGCGTCCGTTGTCGCGTATTTACTTGGGAGTAATTCATTGAAACCCAATATAAAAACTCTCTTTGCTTCCAACCCCTTGCTCTTATGGATAGTCGATAGTGTGACACACTCTTCTTTCCCTTCCGTGAAAATATCTTCAAGCATCAACAATGCCATTCTTATCGATCCATAGTGAGATATCAATATCTTACAAATTGCAATTCTTTCAAAAAGAAAAATATATGATTCATTACTCTTATAATTATTTATCCCCTTCTTTTTCAGCTCGTTTTGTTTCTCTTCAAGCATATCTACCCACCTAACACCCGATTCAGCTCGTAATAATAATGCCCATAAACTTTCCCTGTAATCTTTTCCCAATATCGTTGACCTTACACCTAATTGTGAAAAGTAAATGAACACTTCAACAAGCGGCAAATTATTTCGACACAAAACGTAATCACCGGGCATAACTTCCGAAAGTTTTCCTTCTCGTACAACTCCCTCCCGGGCATCATCCAAACACTCTATATTCTCCGAATATTTTTGAGCAACCTTCACAATATTTTTCGCACACCTATAAGTCAACTTCATAGGTAATACCGCGGTGTTGGGTCGATCACGTAATAATTTAAACGAATCCGTGGAGCTACCCATGAAAAAATAGATGCACTGCGAAAAATCTCCCGCTGTAACCAACCTCCCCGTGGGCTTTAGCATTCTTAAAACCAGTTCTCTCTGCAATGGATTTAAATCCTGCGCCTCGTCTAAAAAAATAACATCGTACTTGGGAAATAAATCCGCGGATATGTGTTTATACGTTAAATAAAGTTGGTCAGTAAAATCAATATCCAATTTATCGCCGTCGTTACACATTTCTTCCTCGACTTTATATATAAACAATTTTATATCTTCGTAATAATGATCATCAAAATCAACGTCCCATCTCAAACAAACACTTTCCACCTCCTCCCGATTGTTGATATCAACAAGGTTCATACGAATCAACGAATACAACTTTGAGATATTAAATATTCGTTGATTAATTCCTTTTGTGTCAGTATTCCATGAAGGAACAAGATATTTTTTACATATTACGTAATCTCTCCATTGTGAAAGTCTGAATCGTGCACGCATATACTTCAATAATATGGAGTAAGCTTTACTGTGAAGAGTTTTAACTTCTGCTCGCCCCAATATCTTTCTTTCTAATTCCTCGACAATACTCTTATTGAACGCTAAAAACAAAACTTTTTTACCAAAAGGTGTTTTCTCAAGTAATTTTAATAACATGAATGTCTTTCCCGCGCCTGCCGTTGCGTTTATAAATATATTTCTGTTCGAATATAAATATTCATCTAAAATCGCTTTTTTGTACTTATCTAATTCCATACCGCTAATTATTTTTGTTTAAATCTCTTCAAAAGTGACACAACCTCACTCATGCCTTTATTCACACCATCGACAACTTTTCTTTTCGCATCAATAACTCGCATCATATCTATATCAATTGAATGCGGACAAATTGCGTAAGTAACATTAATCGCTTTCTTTTGACCTAAACGTTCGAGACGAGCGTTCGCTTGGTCTAAATCAACTGATTTAATAGGAAGTTCGATATAAAGTATGTTTGAACAACATTCCTGTAACCCATCAGTCCCCACGCCAATCGATTCAATATTTGCAAATATAATACGTTTATCAATACTATCCCTGAATGATTCCACGATGGCCTGTTTTTTCTTCGACGACAACCCTCCCTGTATCAAAAATGAAGGGAATAATCCATGTAATTTTTTTAACGGGTCTCGTCGATGACCAAATACTAATAATTTTTCATCTTCATTTGACTCGAGCCATTCACTTATTATTTTAATTAAATGTTTCATTTTACCCTCAATAGATAGTTTTCTCAAAACATTCAATCTCACCAAACCCTTCGCCAATTCAGCCCTTCGAGCTTGTTCTATATCAATATTTTCCAAATATTCAATAAGATTACTCTCCGCCAACTTATATTCCTTTTTATTCGAAAGCTCAACATCAATTTCTGTTTCAATCAATGCGGGTAATTCCTTCAAAACATCTCTCTTTTCAACGCGAACATAACAGTAGTGTGTGAGTATTTCATATAACTCATCAATATATCTCGCACCCCTATATTCCCACCTGTTATCTATTTTTTTACCATTACAATACCTGCAAATAAAATCACCCCACCCACTATTTTTTTTATTATCGGGCCAAATATCATTGAACCTATCAATAATCATCAGCGGATTAATTATTTCAGCGGGTCTATTAACAGCAAGTGTACCAGTCAGACCATATGCCCTTAACGCTTTCTTCGCAACATGTCTACAAATCTTGCTTCGAACTGACCCACTATTTTTTAAATAATGAATCTCATCAAAAAAAACCATTGAATAATGAAGTTTTAACCACTCCGGGGATCTGTACACAACTTTTTTACCATCCGCCTTTCCCAGTATATCATAATTAATAATATACACGTCCGCGCAATCATCAACTTTATCTTTTGATTCTATCACCTGAATTTTTCTATTAGGAATCCACTTCAACCACTCTTTTGCCCAGTTATATTTTACCGTCGCGGGACATACAATTAAAACAGGGAATGATTCCATCACTTCAGCATGCAATATCGTGACACCTGTTTTCCCGAGCCCACAATCCATACCATTTATCGCCCCGGGGTGATTTAACATGTAATGCAACACTTTAACCTGATAATCACGGGGTTTTCTCAAAAGATTCTTGTGATTTAAAATATTTTGAAGTTCATCAAGAGAAATAATTTCATCTTCTCTTTCCCAAACAAAATTTTTTCTGATATCAATTTTCTGATTCACATAATTTCTCTTACTCAAAAAATCATCAATCCTTCTCTTTTGCGAAAAATAAGTGTAAATGGATACATAAAGTTCCCTTGTCTGCATGTTATACCTACCCCCAAACGATTGAAACCATTTTATATCAGGTGCATGAATGTTACCACCTATATAAATGTAATCATCTTCCCTGTAATAATAATTTATCATTTTAAAAATTCACAAATATCGTCCCACTGTTCAGCTGTTAAAATTTTAACACCCAGTTCTCTCGCCGTGGTAGTCTTCGATGAATTACTACTTAAATCTTTCACTATTAAAAGATCCAATTTTTCTGAAACTCCCGACACAACTTTATGGCCCATTTCCTTTATCTTTTCCTCGAACTGTTTATCGCGAAATCCCGAAAAACAAACCCGCTTCGCATCTTCTCTGTTCAGTTGTTTTTCGACAACATACCAATCAAAAAATTCAAATGGAAACTGCTTACCCCAAAGCGAAAATTCTCGCATTCCTTTAATAAATGATCTCGCAGTCAATTCACCCACGCCTTTTATTGAAAGCAACACTTCCAACGGAAAAGCGGTTAGTAAAAATGAATTATTTATAAACGCAGGGTTCACGGTATTAAAAATTAATTGACATACCTTCTCCCCCAGTTCTCCATGAAAAATATTTAAGGCAGTTAACAGGCGGGCAAGTGGCACTTTTCCTATACCTGATAACTGCCTTTTAAGAGAATAAAAGGACTCCTTACCGAATCCATCAATCCGCACCCAATCCTCGATATTCAAATCCAATAAGATCGAATGAACACTCCTATAGCCCGCATTATATAGTTTTTGAATAGTGGGTCTTCCCACTTCCTCTATATTCATCGTTTTAAAAAAGAAAAGCATCTCTGACACTATCTTTTGCTCACAATCAGGATATTCACAAACCAAATCAACATAATTTTTATCCCACTTCATCACCTCGCCACAAGACGGACACACAATCATTTCATCCATCATATTTCTGTATTCATTGTCATTGTACTCAACAGTCGATAAATGCTTGGGTATCACTTCCCCACTTCTACATACCTCTATCAACGCACCCTTGCAAATATGATTATCAACAATATATGAAGCGTTATACCCCGAAATATTTGTCACAGTAACACCGGATAATTCGATAGGATTTATCTCAATAACAGGAATTGCACACCCATCTTTACTTATCTGCCATTTAATATCCTTCACACGGACCATTTTTTTCTCATTCCAACTGCTTAGTTTTAACGCAACCGCGTATTTAGGATTACCATTTATATGTCTACCCATTGATCTCCTCACACTTAATTTATTCACTTCAATAACGAGGCCATCTATATTATACTCATCCCCCATTTCAGCGAATAATTCATCAAATGTTATCGCTGACGCGTTTAATATCCCGGACTTTGTTATTTTCACATAACATGTTTGCCCCAAAAGCTGTAATTGTTTTTCCTTATCAAGCTCTTCACCCATTCCGTACCGCACAAAATCAATATCCTCCATCACTCTCTCGTTGAAATTATCGCCGGTAAATTGGCCCGCCACCATATTACGTGCTGTTTTATATTCACCTGACTCAAGATATTTCATAAAGGACGACTTTTTCATAATCGCCTCACCCCAGGAAATCCCGTAAATTTTTTCACCCACGCACATATGGCGGAACCTATCAATTGATAACTGACCCTCTCGACCGTCTCCACGCGTCCACACTTTTTCATCATCCATTGATAAAAGGGATATTCCATCATACTTAGGTGTGATGATAAATTCTTCATCATCACTAAATTCCCTCAACCATGCATTCAATTCGTCCAGACTTTTAACTTTTTCTAAGCTAAACATTGGATAAGGTAATTTTTGTACCCGTGATTTTCCCTTCACACCCTCAATCACCGCGGTATTAACAAGCGGATTGTTTGGGTTCATCTCTCTCAACATGTCCATCTTTAAATCCCATTCGCCATCACTCATAATGGGATTGCCCTCCCTGTATGCCTTATTCGCTCTTTCTATCTCTTCAGCAAGTTCCTTTTCTTCCATAACTTCTTTGTTTTTAGTTAATTAATCTCGTTTGTTTCAATACCTAAAGATGTAAAAAGTATACTTATCTGCCAAATTATTTATCGTCTTTTTTCTTTCGAATATTTTTCGGAACCTTTTTAATCGATGATTTTTTCTTCTCAAGTAACGGTCTTAATTTTTTTTCTTTCTTTAATTTATCGCTAACACCCCTATTTTTATCAACATCACTTAAACGAGTCTCTATTGATCCCTCAATTAATTTTACTTCTCTCTCTGTTCTTTCCCTTAATAATGACAAAAGCCGTGAGCGTTTATCTTCGATAACTTCGGCTTCCTTGGTGTCGCTCACCTCAATAACTTCCTGTATGGGTTTAACATCCTCAATCCACTGTTGAGAACGCTCCTTTAAAACACTCCAATCGGTGTTTCTGATAATATCACCTGGTAATTGTATATCACCAGTACTCAATAATGTTTTGCCAAACCCTGAATAATCCTTATAATAAGATGAACAAAGCTGCCCCACCAATGTGTACGGTGACAAACCCATTTTTGCGGCGACAAGACCTATAACTATAACATTAACAGGGAGTCTTTGAAGCGAAATTTTTGTATTCTCAATTCCATGTACAGTTGCCGCTATATCTATTTTACCATCAACAGTCAAATAAAGTTGCTCACCCTTGCACTCTTTCCTGGCCTGTTCCAATATCTTTATTATCTCACTCGAATAAATTTGTTTTTGTTCCCTGTTAAATTTTAATTGATAGGTAGTAAGTAAATCATTAAGAACTTCTAATCTTCCCGCTTCCGTTGCAACCCTAAACTCGCGATTTTGTTGAATAAATATCTTTCTTCTCGCTTCAATTTCACTCTTATAACGCACATAGAATATTTTAAGGTCTTTAACGGAAATATTGATTTTCCTATCCTTCAACATTTTATGTGCGTCATCAACAGTCATATATGATCCAAACCAATGCAATATTGTGTCTGAATACTCAACGAGTAAAATTGAAAGGTCTAATTTATCCCTCACGACACCCTCAGCGATACCCCTCAATTGTTTCAAATAGGAGAGATAAGGGAGAGCGACCTCTTGCCGCATTGAGATCGCTTTTGTGATATCATCTTCGGTGCCTCCCTGTATTGATATCACCCCCTTAATATTTGCCGAAGTGACATCTATCTCCCTTTCCTTACCGGATCTATCAAAGAAACGATAAATTCCCTTTCTAAATCTATTCCACCACTCTTCATACTCGACATAATCAGCGTATACACGCGTTAATTCTCGATCATCCTTCTCTTTAACAACAAAAGGCAATGAATCTTCAACAGATTTTCTCAATTCATCTCTTCTCGCCTTAGGAAGGTCGATTTTTAAAGGTTTTATAGCCATAACCTTATAAATTTATTTCTAATCACGGATATAATCCTCACAAATAAAACATCTTGCCGCCTCAAATATCATGGCCTTATCATTTTCCACAAGGGCAATTGTATGCGGGGAATGATTTTCCGCGAGGTATCTTATTAAAGGTTCCACGACTTCATCAAAAGTTTGTTCCCGGGATTCTAACCAATTCTCAAACTCATGTTCTAATTGTTCTTGTTCGCTCGCTTCTAACGAGGAAGCATCTGACCGGGAGTTAAAAAATTCGTGTAATAAATTGATTTTCATGACTTTAAATTCCAAAATTTACTTTATAAATATATAAAAACTTATCACTACCAAACTTCATCGAAATTTTAGGTGAACTCGCTGTAAGGCTATCAATACTCGCCCTGTTACCAATCGAATTAAAACTCCTATTTTTAATAATATCCGTCAATTCAATCGCATCAATCATTTCATGATAAGGTTGGTGAAATCCTTTAGGATTGAACGCCCCCTTCATCATCCAAAATTGCTCATACCCCATGATATCCGTTACCAAAATATCAAATTCAAATTTTTCGACCAACATCCTGCAAAAATCATATTCTTCTTTAACCATGACTAATCCAAATTAAAACCTAATTGCTTCTTTTGATAATACCTCTTTTTCTCCTCGTCCTCCTTTTTCACTTTCTCGTTTCGCTTTTTTATCCACTTCTTTTTATCCGAATCTGATAGAGATCCAAACCGATTAAAATTCAATCCAACAGGTCCCTCTTCAGGTTTTACATATTTCATCGGTTTCCCGCAAATTTTACATTGAGGATAAGTCACAGGGAGCAATTCCCCGTCAACCAAACGAAAACTGACTGAAGCGAATGTTTCTTTTTCGCCTTTCCTCTCACAATTCTCGTTATCGCAAACAAACTTTGGCATATCACATATTTTTTCTTTTCAAAAATGTCGCTATAAGTAAACTATCACACTTATTATCATCCATTTTTGTACACCTTTCAGTCCTTCTTAAATCAATACCTGGGTATAATTGCTGGCAAGCTTTTATGCTTGTTGCCTTTGTATCAGTTACCTCGGTTTTCCCACTTGCTGATTTTTTTTTCACTATTGAAATACCCCTCCACATTTCTTTTTGCCACTCTTTAGGTTTAGGATTAATAAGTGATACTCCGTTGCTGACAACGAAAGCATTTATGGCACCCGCAACGTATCCAAAACTAAATGTCGACCCGGCTGAAGCCCCGAAAATAGCATGTACATCCTCAACACCTACCACTATCTGCTTACCCTGATATCTTTCAAAAATTCCCTTCAACAGTCCATTCAAAAAATGAAGATCCAACTCATTCTTATTTTTCACGGGGATCGCATGAAATATTATTTCACCCTCAGGGTCTAACACACATATAAACCCCTTTAAACCCACATCAATACCTACATAAACTTTACTCATAATTCAATTCTGCTTATATTATTCTCTTTTATCACTTTCAAAATTTTCAACCCCACGGATTGATTCATCACATGAGTTGTTATTAAAATAGGGAAATTAAATTTTGATAACGACTTCGCTATTAATTTCAAACCTAACGAATCAATGCCTTCAGCAATCTCATCAGCAAAAAGAAAGCCCAGACCACCATACGGATTTGTTTCATTGATAATTCTTTGTTGCGCGAGAATCATTGAATATTCAAGCCTTCCCCTCTCTCCCCCTGAAAAAGACCCAAAATCAATCGTATCATTACGAATAATGGAGGGTGTGATCTCTTCCTTTATGGTACCATCAGCTTTCATCTTAAAGCCATCAATTTTCACTTTTAAATCACTTTCCATGTCCTCGAGCACACCATTACAATATTGCTGTATTTTTTTAATACCAATGTTAGATAAATACATTTTAAACTCCTTCATTTTAAAAATCCACCCCGTGATATTATCCAACGCTTCCCGTAAATCCAACACTTTACGCTCACTGACTTGGGCCACCCCTTTCAAACCCTCTAATTTTTCTTGTAAGGACAAAAGACGCTGATTATTCCATTCACTTTTCTCAACCTCGTCAATTTTGTTCATAATCTCACTAATCTCTGCCTCGCACGCCTTTATTCTTCTATCGTAAAGAATAATCTGTTCGTTACTGTTTTTAACAGATGATTCTTTTTTTATTATGTTTTCCTCGATTCTCGAAATTTCTCTCCTTATATCCGATATATGACGATAGTATTCCGCTGATTCTCTCTCAACTTCTCTCCTCTTATTTTTAAAAAGCTCAATTTCATCGTTAATTGCCTTTAAAGTCTTACGTGTATCATCGATTAATATATTCGCCTGATCCACACTTTCGCGAAGTTCAGCTTCTCTCTTCTCCAATGATTGTGGATCAATGGTTGTATCTGATGGTGAAAAACGAAAACCACATTTCGGGCACTTAATAACTCCCTTCAACAATAAGGTTATTTCTGCTATTTTATTATTCGCCTGGTTTGATAAATTATTATATTCACGAAGTTCAATTTCAGTGAGCTCCCTCGCCGTGTCTCTTCTCTTAATTTCATTCAAAATAATTAACGCTCTGTCCTCGAAATTATTTTCCTTAAAACTATTAAGTTTTTCTTTAACAATAAGAAGATTCTTGTTCATCTCACCTATTTCGTCAGTGGCAACCCTTATATTTTCATGGAATCCATCTTTTTCATGCCTAAAATCAACAATACAATTTCTTAGCTCTTCAATATGCTCATTGAAACTCGAAACCTTCACTTTTTTCTCAGCCTCAAACGTATCAGAATCCTCATTTTCAATCTCTACCTTAATCGTCTCAATTGACCCCTCCGTTCGTAATCTCTCGGCCTCAACTACCTCAATTTCCTTTTTCACACTCTCAACACCTTCCTTCATCTCTTTCTCAACTGATTCCATGAATGATGTATTTGAAAACCTCCCTATCAATTGCAATTTTTGTGTGTTTGATGAAGAGAAAAATGACTGAAACCTCTCTTTGTTAACTATATAATAGTTTGAAATATCTTCCTTTGAAATCCCAATCCACTCAATGATAAAGCCATCACCGTCATTAATCGTCGCAAATGAAACAGGCTTTTCGTTAAGGGTAAGGTATAATTCATTACTACCTTTAAAATTTAACACCCGCCTTATCGTCAATATTTCACCCCTAACCGGGCATTTCAAAGATAGAACCAATTCAGCTTTCTTTTCACCCCTTCGTATAAGATCTGCTGATCGTACTTTCTTTCGTGATGTATAATCTAACACGCACATCTCTATCGCCGACTGAATAGATGTCTTACCTGAACCATTGTTTTCCTGACCCTCATCTGTTCTATTTTCTCCCACAATTAACACGGGCCCCGTCTGGAAATCATATTTTAATTCACGAAATGATAAAAAATTGCTTACATTTAAACTAACGGGTGTTATCATAATTCAACTAATTTATTTCTAACCTCATCCAAAAAATAAGAATTTTCACGCATCAATTGCTTCACACTGTCGATACCCTGGCCAATATTGGTTCCATCATAGGAAAACCAAGAGCCCTTTTTAATGATAATTCCAGCTTCAATTGCCATGTCCGCAATCTCCTGTAAAACATCTATTCCCACACCGAAGGTTATAAGAAATTCTGCTCTCCTGAATGGGGGCGCAACCTTGTTTTTAATGACCCTTACTTTCGTTTTAACTCCCGTAACCGTATCATCCCCATCGACCTTTTGACCATTTTTTGATATCTCAACACGCTGTGATGCGTAAAATTTTAAAGCCAAACCCCCTGGTGTTACATTACCTGAACCATACATACAACCTATTTCTTTTCTGTACTGGTTAATAAACATAACTAAACACCCATTTTTCTTTGCTTGTGTCGCAACAATAGGAATCTGTGTTGATAATAATCGCGCCAATACACCGATCTTCGCATCACCAACCTCACCAGCAATGACAGCTTTGGGCTGAAGGGCTGCGACGGAATCAACAACAACAATGCCTATTTCTGGATAATTCACCATTTTTTTTAAAATCGTTAACCCTTGCTCAGCATTATCAGGTTGGCACAACACAAATTTATCTTCACTTAAATCAACTCCGATGCTTTTCGCGTAATCCAAATCAATTGATTGCTCCATGTCTATATAACCAACAGCCCTGCCTTTTTCACTTTGACACTGCCTGCATGCAGTTAATGCAATTGTTGTTTTGCCACTCGATTCCATACCCACAATTTCAACGATTCGACCCATTGCCCAGCCACCGCCCAACGCTTTATCAAATGATACTGAGCCTGTACCCATTCTATCGACTTCAACATAATCGCCACAAACAGCCTCCTTACCAAAATCTTTTTCTATATCGTTTATTAATGCTTTCAAATTTGCCATATCCATTTCTATTTAAAATAAGCGCTTAAATGTTTCACGCCCTCATTCGAATCATAACCCCTTTCTTCACAAAAAGACATAAATAGTTCTTTAACATCAGATTTTGAAAGTCCACCTGTATTTAGCTCAAACTTATCACATAAATCATTATCACACTGGATTATATCGCGGCAGTTCTTCTTAAAATCTATACCCTTTTCCAAAAACACATTTTCATCAATCCCCTTCAATTGTGCTTGGTCCCCTTGCACAACAACTCTATAATAGGCGCGGGTTGGGTCCAAATCATTACACAACTGGCTTAATTGTTTTTTTGTTAGATAGTCGGCGTTTAATTCTATTTTCACATATTCTTTAAAATCCCCTTTCACAAAATCACCAACAGAACCATCAGAGAGTAATAATGTAAATCCTTTAACTGAATCTTCGCCAAAATTCTTTTGCCTTATCGCGGGAAGATGAAACACATTGTGTGCAGGCGCTTGTGAGTTATGATAATGACCCAAATACACAGCAGCAAAATCATTAAACAATGAGGGTTTGATTGGACTTTCAACAACTGATCCATCATTGTTCACACTTCCTTGTAATGCGATATGGCTTAAAAGTACTATTGACTGCTTATCCTCGTTCGAGAAATTACTTATACTTTTCTCATAAACATTTAACCAGGTTGCATCGTCAAAAAACGGAATAAATAAGAAACTCATACCTTGCGTCCCCGGTGGCGTATAATTAAAGCAATCCGATATCAAATGAAATCGGGGATAAAACTTAAATGGTGTCAAAAAACTATTAAATGAATTATACAATGTTTTGTCATGATTACCCGGAATACAAAACATATCAACACCAGCAGTATTACATGCACTCAAAATATCACTAAACGCTGTCAACACACTTTCCCTTTGCGCGACACGGCTATCAAAAACATCTCCCAGACAAAATAGAGGGCATTTGTATTTAACACATAACGCAATCTGCTGTGAAAGTAATTTTTGAATCTCACCAATATTATCCTGTTGTAAATGCCAATCCGTTGAGACAACAGCAACAATTTTCTCTGTTTCCATGTAAAAAGGATTAAAATAACGGGATTATACGTCCCGTTATTATTTTATTCAATAAAAATTCTACTTACCCAGAATTTTTTTTCTTAAATTCTCTTTGACTGCTGCTCTGTCTGCCTCACTCAATTCTTCTGGGTGTGCTGATGGTTGCAGGGCATTATCCTCTTCGCCTTCCTCGTTTTCATTTTGCTCGAACGGAAGTTCTTCTCCCTCCACTGCTAAATAATACCACTTTTTTAAAACATCACCTTTAACATAGCCAGGTAATGAACAGCCCTCATAATTCTCATCGATATACTCCTTTAAAAATTTACGCATTTTAATAGGAGTAATTTCCTCGGTCTCCTCGTTGCTGAGTGCCTCTGATAATGCGTCGCCCTCTTCCTCGCGAGGAACAGGAATAACCTTCTTCAATTTTTTGATGATATCCTCAAACTCCTCGGTCGCTAAAATGTTAAACTCGGGATTTTGTTTTTCAAATTGGCGTAGCCCATTCAGAGCCAATTCCAAATCTTTCGTTGTGTATGAATCGATGTAAAGTGAACGCAACGAAGGTTTTGATTCAAAATCAATCAACTCAGCGTCAGTAATCTTCCATTGATCAAAAAATTCTTCCCACGATTGACCTCTCTTTGGCGTCACAGTATCAATATCGTAGGTGGTTTTACCTTTCTCGTTCTCACTCCGCGTTATACTCAAAGGAAAACCATCATCCGGTGATGAAAAAATATCGAGGCTCACAATTGAATCACTGTCATCTGTTTGCTCAGCAGATTTTTTTTGCATATCTTTAAACCACTTATCCCTCAATTCCAATCTTCCCAGAGATCGATCCTCACTAAGTGCATAGCATACCCACGATGTTGACGGAACAATACCACCCACATATTTTTTACCTACCCAACCCCCTTGTACCGGAAACAAAAATTTTTCCCTGTCCGTTTTATTCTGAATTTCCTCGGCTAATTCAAAACATTTTCCGATATAAAATTCAATGGGGTCTGGGAGACCGGCTTCGAGCACTTTTTCACAATGCTGCGTCGCGATAAACACACGCCGTAATTTTATTTCTTTTTTTCCTGTTGCTTTTCCATCCTTATCTCTTTCATCAACAACACAATTCAACCAAGATGAACGAAAAGCAGCGTAAGCTGAATCGCGGGGATCGTGTGCGGGCATAATTCTAAACACATTTTTCCCTTTATCTACCGTGTGGAAGGGAGTCCACCCTTTTGCGTTTTCTCCGAAAAATCTACTTGTCTTATTTTTTTTCGCTTCTTCTTTTTTAATTGACTCCATCGAGGATGCCTGATACTTACTTCTGTTAAATGCCATAATTTTTTAATTTTTTAACCTGTTCAATTAATTCTTCTTTTAACTCTTTGTATTTACATATAAACTCTCTTAAATCTCCACTTTCATCAAAACTAAGCTTTTGAACCATAAGCTCAATCGCTCTTTCAAGCGTCATACCATAATAACTTTTTGACCATGACTCTTTTTTATTTTCACCATCAAATTTTTCCTCGAGATCCCACATCCCCATCGCATTACTGCACGGGGTCAAAATTAAATTTTTAACCTTTATCTCGTCCATCATCAATTTTCTTTATAAAAAACGTATTAACTTTTCCCTCAACTAATTCACTCAACAATTCTTCCGGTGCAACAGGTTTCAAAAAACTACTCAATTTTTTTGACTTATCAGTTGCGGCCCAAAACCAACTATCGAGAACATCGAGCATCCTTTTATCATCAATCATCTCCTCCTTCAATTTTCGATATTTCAAATCCAACGAAACAACTTCATCAATCGCTCTTTCGGTTAATTTAATCCATTCATCCCCCAGCTTAAATTTCCCATTGTTCGTATTCGCTTCAACTCGGATATCCTTTCTTAATTGTGCTTCATATATCTCCAATCGCACTTTTGATTTTGAATACATCGCTTCAACCTCCGCTTTATATAAACCTATCTTATTCAAAAGAGCTGGCATCGTAACAAGTTCACCGTATAAATTCATATAATCTATACGACAAATATCATCAACATTTATTTTCTCTTCAAAATCCTCGGAGACCAAAAGAAGCGGTTTATCACCTACATGTATTAATGTTTTCATTTCTCTATTTTTGATACATAAATATACAAAGTATATTTCTAATTTCACAGAATTATCACGTTAAAAGCGCCATTTTTGTGAATGAAGATGTATGTAATGAATATGAATTATCACGATCATTCCAAACTAAATTACCTGACACAAACAATATTTTTCCATCGCATTCACTTAATATTTCCTCGAAATCCTCATACTGTTCGGTCCACACCAAAACATCTATAAACTTATAATTTTGCTCCAATTTCAATCGACAATACATCCCTTTTCTACTCTGCTTCACTGCCATATCATAGACGTAACCTCCCACAACAACAACCTCCTTTCTACTAATCGATGATAAGGTATCAACTTCATCGACGGATTTAAACCCCGCTGATATTCCATCCTCAAATAATTCCGAATATTGCGTGTAAATCTTTTTGTAATCAAAAAATGCAAAACCGCACAATATTTTTTGTTGAAGTGTGTACCACCAATCAAAATTAACTTTTGGATTATCCATGAAAATGCTTTTCTCCGTTTGTTTGATTTTCTTTATATCATGATAATAATGTATCAACTTTAAACGACTTGTAAGATTCGTCACATTCTCTACCCCGTCAAACGCACCCGTCAAAATTAAATTTTCAACCACACTTTTATTTACTTTACTCCCCTTAAAATTATGCCTATCAATAAAATCAGACAAACTAAAATAAGGACCACTCTGATTCCTTTCTCTCAAAATTTCCTCAATAGCTTTTTCTCCAACTTGTTTCACGGATGACAAAGGCCAATAGAATTTTTTCTTATCCATATCCATTCTAATTTTATCAATTGATTCATTGATATCAGGTGTAAGAATTGAAACAACCCCCATTTCACCAATTTCACTTAAATAAATAGGATAATCATCGTCCTTTGCATACGAGAATGTAACTGCCCAGTATTCCAAAGGGTAATGAACTTTTAGCCACTGGCATGCATAACCTGTTAACGCGTAACATACCGCATGGCTATTACAAGTAACTATACCATTATCTATCGCAAAAGTATGATACGGATGTTCCATCTCAATATCGTAAACAGACTCCTCTCTATCAAATTCAATGGAGATTATACGCCTGAATTCTGTTTTCAGGCCTTTCCTGCCCATTTTTGTTCGTCCCATTCCGTAATGGAGTTTCTTATGGCATGATACACATACTGTTTGCAAATTATTGAAATCATTATTCCCATGACATCCATCAATATGATGTACTTCGAGTTTTTTATCACTGCAATCACATTGCTCGCAACGATCCTTCATCAAATATGTTTTGTAATATTGTAATTGGGTAAAACTCGTACTTGTCTCTTTTGAAACAAACCCTTGTGCCCCTTTTTGTGAATTTAAAACATATTTTTCTCGAAACGATTCGCTCTGCGCATGGTATTTACTATTCGAAATACCTTTATCAGTAAAAACATACATTGTATCTTCTGCATGATAACCGATATTAACTGGAATTGAATCACCTACTTTCATATCCTTCAACATCAACTCTCCTTTATCTGTAGGAAACTTATGATTCTCTGTCACTGATATTGAAGCACCCCCTTCAACCGTCACTTTATAGGTGCGGCGGATACCCTGATATCGAATATCCTTGATTCGATTGATAACTAACGCACCATTTTCGTTTAAGGACCAACCGGAGCCATAACCTTTACTCAAATAAACTTGTCTTAGCGCAATATGATTTGTCGCTTCCGCATATTCTTTTGAGTGAGCTATTTTGTACATCTCCTCAACTGTGGGCTTATATTTATTAGCCCTACCACCTCTCAATATAACCATTCTCCCACTCACACATTTGTTAAACTGATAAGAGGACATATGTTCTATCTCACCCCACGTTTCTTCCGCGTACCCATAATCCACCCCGTAATTCTTCATATAATGTTCAATAAATCTTTCTTTGAACGCCAACAATTTTGAAACATCTTTTTTACCAATACTACGCCTTGCCGTATCTGATTCAACAAGATCAAACCCTCCCAGTTTTTGAAACATTTTCATTGTTTGCTCTTGCCAGATCATAACATTTTGTGTTTCTCTCAATATTTCTTCAGCACCCACTCTCGCTTCACTGTACCTCTCACCCGTCTTCCTCAAAATATATTCATTATGAAAATTACTCTCCATAACACCGGGACGATAAAGACCAATACAATTGATAAGATCAGTGATATTATCAGGTTTAAGCTGCTTACAATAGCCCGTTAACCCTGCTGCCCCAAAATGAAAAACATCACCAGTCCACCCTTTTTGAAAATACTCAAAGACTCTTTGGTCATCTTTGGGAATATCATATAGATTAATCACTTTTCCATTGAAATTTTCCTTTATCAAAGAAATAATATCAGATAATTTATCTAATTGTTGTATTCCCAGAATATCCTCCTTTAAAAATCCGGCGGCATCAAGTTCCCCGCCCTCCCATTCGGACACCATCATCCCTTTTTGCTTTGAAATGGGGGCCCATTCAAACATGGTTTTCTCGGAGGGGTATATCATCATCGCGCACGCGTGTATTGATTTATTTTTAGGTTGACCGTATATCAACTCTATTGTGTCTAAAATTTCGGGATAAGTGTTAATAAACAAGGAGACACTTCTATCTGAACAAGCTATTTTAAGAAAATTTTCAATGCTCTGCTTTTCCATGTTTAGCTTATTTGATAGCTTTCTTACCTCCTGAAATGAAACACCCCTGTTTTTAGCGAGGTCTTTGAGTGCTGCTTTCACCTGCAGCGTCGCATAAGTGCCCACTGAACAAACTTGGTCAATCCCATAACGTTCTTCCATGTATTGTTTTACAGCGCTCCTATCTCTTTGTGAAAAATCCGTATCGATCTTAGATATCCGGCAAAGAACCACCCTGAATTCTCTGCCGGATATTTTTTTTCACATGTTTTACTATTAATTCCATATTCTGTTTTTATAAAATATTGTACACGCTAACGTCATTTTTAAACAGTATCAGTAGCCCCCTCCGAGCATTTTTATAATATCTCCCGATTTGATACTGATGATTTTATCCCCATTTCTTATATCTTTTGCACAAATCTCTATTTTCTTATCATTTCTAAAGATAGTAACTATTTCTCCTGGGTCTAAATCTATATCTAAATCATTATTGAATTGAATATTTATCACCTCAACATCAACAACTTTTGCAATTCGTCCCTTATTTAAAAACCTCTCAAAAAGTAAATCATAATCAAAAGGGTTCACTTTCGTTATACCTAATAAATACGCGACAAGTGAACCAGCTGCTGAACCACGTCCAAAACCTATAAGCATCCCATTTGATTCGCAATAACGAATAATATCACGAAGAATTAAAAAATAATCAACAACATCACCGTATTGAATCGTATCTATCTCCGTTCGGATCCTCTCAATATATTGCTCCACCTCTTGTTCATTCAGATTGAGTGAAAGCAATCCATCAGTGATCGCGCTGGTGAATAGTTCAAAATTATCTTTGAATTCACGCCTTTCACTATCAGTCATGGTGTAACGAGGTAAATGCCTTTTCCCTGATTCAACTTCAAAATTACATTTACCCGCTATATCCTCGAGATTTATTATCGCCTCGGATATCACATCTTCGAAATGTTCATTGCTGGTAAATAATTCTCTTAATTCTTCAATCCACTCCTCCGTGCATTTAAAATATTGGTTTTTCGAAAAATTATAGGAGGTTCCCGCGATCGCATTCAATTCCTTTCTTATCCACCAATATTCCTGATCAAGGTAATATGCATCACACATACACACGGGGCGAATCCCACTGTACATGTATTCCTGTGTATTCAAAAGAAACTCCCTATCAACGGAATCATTATCAAAAACAACGGAATCCAACTGATAATAAGCTGTTTTATACAGTTTTTGAGGCACTTTTTTACAAGGTAAGGTTTTCGGGTCGAGAATAACAATGATATCCTCTATAAAACTCAGAAAAACATTTTCTCTTATAAAGTCTTTCGCGTTAACATTTATTTCCTTGTTTATCATTAAAATATTTTGCCATCCAGCATTATTTTTCGCGAACACCTTCACCTCGTACTTAAAATCCTCCACGTCATTGTATACAACAACCGTTTCCCCGAGAATAGGCTTAATTCCGGCAGATTGGCACTCAATTTGGAATTTTAAAATTCCGGCAAGGGTATTTCTTTCACAGATGCCCAGATTTTTAATGCCATAAAATTTTGCTTTATTACACCAATCCTTGTAGTTTCCCGAACCATTCAATAATTCAAACGGACCATGAACACCTAAAAAAGAATTTGTTGGAATCTCTGATTCAACTTCTCCTATATATTTCAATCGGTGTAATGTGACAGAATTTTCCTCGCCCACGCGAAGATAATAAAATGCATTTCCGAATTTGTACACGTAATTATTCGCTTCGACGGAAGTTCCCACAAAATTAAATCCTCGATCAAAATATAAACCACTCTCATCAGGAAATGATAATTGATAAGTGTCACCTCCTATTTCAAACACATCTTCGTTCAAAATAAAACGAATACCATTCGAAACCAAATAGTTAACAAATTCTTCTTTCATAATAATATTGATAAATAACGCCGGGTATTAAATCCGGCGTTATATTTACATATTCACCCGGTAAAAATTTTTATTTTCCGAGTTTTGCTTTACATTTATGGATGTATGTACGTGATTTGCCTAAAATCCCTGCAATTTCACCAACCGTTTTACCTTCCTCCAATAACCGTTTTGTCTCCAATAACACAGGGTTCAAATCCGATATGGCTGGGGCTTTACCTCCCGCCGGCTTTTCTTTTTTGGAATTCACATTTTTTTTGGGTGCTGCTTTATCGTCAGCTTTTGGTGTGGGAATAAATTCATCGCGAATCTTCAAAATACTTTTCAATTCGTCCTCGCTCAATTCACTTAATTCACGATCATTCACAATCGCGTCAACCTTGGCATAAAATTCCACCTCGTTATTTTCCGCCAGCTCGTCGTAAAACTTTTGACATTCATCAACTATTGAAGGCCCTTGTTCATTCATGGATGCTTCAGTTTCCAAAATTGCCTGAACCAAATCGTCGGATTTCATAAAAATATATTTTTTAACACCCTTCTCTTTCGCGATACCCATCAACTGATTTCTCTCTAATTTTTCTAATTCTTCTCTTGTCATAACTTTCTTATTTTAAATTGATTAATCTCATTTGTTTCAATACCTAAAGATATAAAAAGTATACTTATCTGCCAAATTATTTCGGAGAATTTTTGATTAAAAAATCTGAAAATGTGATTTATGCCTTTAATAAAAAGGAAATCCTATCAAATCTTTGTTCCACTGGCCCATTCAAAACAAAATATCTAATATCATACTTATTTAAAAAATTAATAAGCTGAATATCAACTTCTTTTCTAAATTTCTCATCAGTAAATCTCACACCATCATCCTCCACGGGAAATTCAATTGGAATGTAAAAATATCTCGCCTCTCTCGCCATATCGAGATTATCTTGCCATATCTTTTCTAAACGCTTACTCTCAGATTCATAACCCAACACCGCGCTATACACAATAGGATCAATGATTGAACGCGTCGATAAATACTTTTTTCGTGTTAGATTTGATGTCCATGACCATGCTGTTAATTCACCTATCAAAATTTGTTCTTGCAACGGAAGTAAACCAAGCTTTATACTTGCCTCGCGTAATGGGCGAGAAAAACCATCAGTGCAATAATACTCAGGAAAATGTTTTTGAACCAGCTTCATTAATGTCGATTTTCCCACACCGTGACTGCCTACTAATATATTCATAATATTTTTCTTTTAAAAATTTACCCCAACATCTCACACAAGCAATCCTACTTCCGTAATAGTAATGCCGTATATTGTCGTTACTCCGAATTTTAAATTTTTCCGCTTTCACTATCATACTCATATCACCCTGTAAATTCACCCTGTAAATAACACCACCCACATAAGGTAAACGTGCATCAAATGATTTTTTTTGAGGTTTGCCATTTCTTAAATCAGGATATAACGTGATTAAACCAGGATATTTCGCGTAAACATTACCGTGTTCAATCAAAAAACGTGGTATATCACCTTTATAGTCGTGTAATGTAATGATATCATCTCCCGTTAAATTTAAATCACAATAATCTCTCTCACATAATCGCTTTTTAAACACGATAACATCCACACTCCCCCTGACAATCCAATCCAACATCGCATTATTGAATTCCGTTACATTGTCTGTTACGATAAAATCCGGTTTACGCCTCAATTTTCTACTCAATAAAAATATCTCGTAGCCCGTACCTGAAGTAAAAGCAACCCACCTCATTCGTATTTCACAAACTTACGAAACAAATTAATATTATACCTAACATCTGCGCGAGCCTCAGCGGATAATTCCTCATCCATCAAATCAGCAAGTTTATCTGATTCTTTGTGATCCAAACCAAAACTTTTATATCTGATACCCTTCATACCATGTACCACTGGATTTGATGTATCAATCGTCTCTATAAATGAATATCTCTCGCCCTTATAATGTCTAAATTCTTGTGGTAGAGCACACCCTAACAGATGAACTTTTGTATTTGATTTTATATACCCCCTTTCAATCAAAATATCTACAAGTAACATTCGACCATACATACACGCCCACTCCCGCGACAAAAATGGAAAATGGTCTTCGTACCAAGGAGAATAAAATGATAGCGCCACCTTATCAGTATTGTATCTCATATGTTCAAAACAATTCAAAATTTCCTCCAAATCCCTACCTTGTGCAACACCAATTGATTTACACCCCTTTTTAATAAGCTTATCCCGATACCAATAATTCCACTTTTCCATGTTATGAATCGTTTCAGTTGAATCACCTAACACATCAGGTATCACATATTCAGTTGGACATAAAGAAAAAACGGCATTCGCAAATTCTCTCATTTCAAACGCTTCACCCAATTCAAACATTGAATTATCAAGAATTACCCTTCTCCCCATTTTTAACGATTCTTCGAAGAATTCTCTGTAGGGTCCCCGCGATAATAAATGAACAAGCGCGTAATCATAATCATTAAACTTCCGGCTCCCCTCCAAAAGAGTTAGCGGTACTTCATGAGATACTTCCATAACTCTGATATTTAATAGGATCTGCCAAACCAACGTAATTCCATGCCTCAAGCCTTTCATTACAACTTCCACACACACCACACGCTTCACCTTTTTCATTTGGATTATAACATGTATGAGTGTTTTTCATAATCTTTTTCACGGTACGTGTGGAAAAATTCATCTTATGCATGGCCGATAACCCACAGCTTAACACCTCGCCTTTGTGCATATTTTCAAACGGTGCTTTATAATTAACCTTATCACTACCCCAATTCGATACCTTAAAAGCATGTTCACATGCCTTACGTGATTCAACGGTTGTGTCAGGATAAACCGTATGATCTCCCGCATGCGTTCCAAGAAATATATCTACGGGTGCATTTTCTCGATTCGACCAAGCCAGTGCTTTTCCATAAATAATCGCTGAGAATATTACATTTCGATTTTCAACAACAGTTGACTTCATGTTCTCATCAGCATAATGCCCTTTCGGAACAGATATACCCGGATTTCTTAATGATGAGTTACTTTCGCTAAAACAGTCATTAAGATCAATCACATGGTGAGTCAATAGAAAACCCATATTTCTTAAAAAACGAACATTCTTTAATGCACCCTTTAGTTCAGTACTATGTTTTTGCCCGTAAAAAAATGAATACGCTGAAACTGTGTATCCCTCACTTAAAAGATAAAGCAATAAACATGTACTATCTAATCCACCCGACAAACTTAAAACTGCTCTTTTCATTCGATAAAAATTAAAATATTAATATATTCTCTGTTGGTCATTTTGAAATTGACCGTTATATAAAGTTAACACTTCGGTGCAATCATAACCGATGAATTGCGCTACACGAGCTTCATATTCGATACGTATCGGTTCAAATACTTCCATGAATGTTCCTATACAATCAGTCTTAAAACCCGCATCAAAAATTGACGAATGTATCCATGCACCACACCTTGCTAATGAACTTCTTTGAACGATTAACCCCATCAATGTAGATGGGATATCACACCCTTCGATAAAATCCACCATATAATAGCCCCGATCCAGGGACCATATTTTCGTATCACCAGAACATACCTTACACTCTATTTCATCATAGAGGGGTAATATTGTCTTTTTGTGCCCACTCGGAATATATCCCATATCACGCGATTTAAAAACACGTTTCAGACGAAGATCATATCCGTGTTGAGTTACATTTTCTTCCAATGCACCTTTTATAACACCTCTATCAATCAATTCTTTTCCATTTAACATACCCTATTTATTTAATTTCAATTAATAATCAAATTATTCGACGGTTTCATCATTTTGTTTTTCATATAAAAACTCTCTTGCACGTGCTTCGGCAAAGGCATATAGCACTGTGTCTCGACTTAGGTATTTATATGGAATACGCCCTGTTAAATCAGGTCCAGCGCTTTCATACACATCAGGACCCGGAATGATAACCCCCGCTTTCACCTTTGCCAAGAAATTATTTCTCGCCTTTTCAATATTAATTGCGTAACGAAAAATTGAAAAATCGACGGAATCCGGCATAATAAATCTCGTTGTCTCAACATTCGAACACCCCAAAAGATGTACATACTTACCCTTATCACGAGCATATTTTATCATCTTATCTAACTCGGAACGATACACATGCCACTGACGTCCTTGTGCCAAGCCCCCAATTGATAGAAGGGGGTAAAGCTGCGAATCACAAAGGTCTTTCCAATACTGAAATCCTTGGTGCATTTTAAATACAGGCGCAGGGTAATAACCAGTGATCTGTTTAATTTCTTCGCGTAAATAATTTTTCGGTGATAATAAATCATCATCATGACGAAAATATTCATTATCTAACTCAAAACACATTTTAAAACGACCCATTGTAAGAAAACGAAGAAATTTCTTTTTCATTCGTTCACATTCATTCCAAAAAACAGGGTTACCTTCGCCTAACGTTTTTTGCTTTTTAAATAATGTAAAACCTCCTGAATCGAGCCACAATCTATCACCACCCACAACATTTTGAAGAAATTTAATATAACCCGAGGTCATATCAACTGTTGAAATCAAATAATCGTTATCATGCGAAAGGAGAAGTTTTTCAAGAACCTTATCTGAACGACAACTACTTATCAATCCACCACCAAGCCCCATAACAAGCCTCCTTTTCGGCCGTGTAAACATAATATCAGTCAATGCCTTCAATTAATTTATCAAGTTCATCTTTGTTATCACTCTCAGTTGTGATGCCTATCTCTCTCATCGCACTTTTATCACCATGTTTATCAACCAAACGTTGAAGCGCTGTGTAATTCCACTGCGAATATTCATTAGTCTTATTATCCGCGATTAAAAAACCAATTTTTTCCTGTTCCGTCAGTCCCTTAACAACGAGTACATCAAATTTATCAACCCCCAGCATCTCCAATGCTCTAAAACGAGTATTACCCGCAAGAATTATTCCTTCCTCATCAACAACAATAGGATTGATGTACCCATACGCGAGAATACTTTTCGCGACCATTTTCGCCGATCTAATATTCCGACGTGGATTTAACGGATGATATCGTATATCACAAGCATTTACGACTCTAATCTCCTTTTGGATTTGTTTTATCGGCATACGATTTATTTTTTTCCGAGTTTATAAATCTGTATCGCACGTAGAAACTCATCGCGGCTATTCTTCTCATTCGTTAAAAAAGCACCAGAACAATAATGTGTCGTCATCGTGCTATTATCTTCAGCCCCCCTCATGCTTACACACATGTGCTCTGCTTCAATATACACGGCAATACCCAAAACTGTATCACCCAACACGCTAACAAGATAATCGTGTATTTGTCGAGTTAGCTGCTCTTGCAACTGGGGTCGTTTCGCAAACCAATGAACAATCCTATTCAATTTCGAAAGGCCTATAACCTGACCATCTTCTTTACTAATATAGGCAAGACTACAAAATCCTGTAAAGGGGAGAAAATGATGTGAACACAATGAATTTACCTCAATCCCATGCTCTATAACCATTCCTGAATACCCTGAACTTGGAAATACGGCCAATTTGGGTGGCGCTGAATACGCACCTGAAGTGATCTCATTCACAAACATTTTCGCAACCCTGCGCGGTGTTTGCTGCATATTAGGATCGCGAGCCCAATCATAACCTAATGCTTCGAGAAATTTTCCATACGCTTCACTTGCTTTCTGTATCATCTCTATTTTTTTCGCATTGGAAAGCGAGAGATTTTCCCCCGCTTTCAGCTTTAATTTCTGTACATTCTCCATATCTTTTTACTTTATTACGCTTCTCTTTTAGAACCCCAAATGATTATATGTAACCTATCGGTGTAATAATACCCTAATTCAATACACCTTCTCGACAACCATTGTCGTTTTTCCTTCAATTTTTCCTCGGTGTCACCTTCCGGCATCAAATAAACAATAATATCCTTGTGGAATGGCTCGATTCGTTTAATTTCATCAAAAATTCTGTTAATCTGATCGGTGACCTCCTGTATATCTGTTTCATCACTAATAACATATTTTAATTGATAATTTCTCGAATTTAAAATCCACGATGCAATGGCAAAAATATTTTCCCTTCTTTCCTCGTGTGTTTTAGCATTATGGGGTTGACCATAAGGAATAGAACTTTTAAGCTTGGGTGAGATTGATACCAAATCAACATAAAAATTCTTATCGTGCGGATAGGGTATCGTGCCATTCGTTTCAAGTGTTACAATTTTATTCAACCCCCGGCATATACTCACCAAATCTTCAACCAGGGGCATATGTAATGTGGGTTCACCACCTGTTATCATAACATGATGAATTTTATCATTTGAAGATAAAACATTATACACATCCTGTAAAGAATACTTTCCCGGTTCGCTATACCAGGAACTATATGCCGTATCACATAGACTTGTTTTAAACGAACACCTTAAATTACACCCCGATGTTCTAATTAATATATGAGGGATACCTGCATACATACCTTCTCCTTGTAAAACAGGGAAAAGATCAATAATGGGTTGTATCATGAATTTATCCATGCGTGCTTAAATTTAAATTATTTAAATATTCATCTTGTTTAATTAGTTTGCGCGGTGGTGGAATTATTCGCTTAACATTCAATACCGTTTTGGGTAGAAATTCGCGTAATGCTGAGCTAAAACTAATAATAACTTTATTGCCTATTTGGTTCAAAAACATCTCAAAATCTTTCCTATTGCATTCCGCGTAACCCGTATCCGTTTCATGAACACGAACGCTCTTAACAGAGATTTTACCCTCACCATTTGAAAACTCGGTGTTTTTTATAATTCTATCAAAAAAATAAAAGAATATCAATGATAAAATTTCAGCAGAGGGATTAAACTCTGAAAGAATCCATCTTTCATTTTCTTGCATAAAAAATTCCCGATACCTACTATTATCTTCACACCAAATAATATGTGAATGGTCAAATGCATCAACAACGGCCTTAAAATCTTGCATAAGGCCAAAATCCATGATCATACCCGCATTATCCAAACAGTCCGATGATAAAAACACTTCAACCTTATAGCTGTGTCCATGTACATTACGAGAGCATCTTTCACTCGAACAATTTCGAACAATATGACTACCCTCAAACTTAAATAATTTTCTAATTATCATATTCTAAATTGATTAATCTCGTTTGTTTCAATACCTAAAGATATAAAAAGTATACTTATCTGCCAAATTATTTCGGAGAATTTTTGATTAAAAAATCTGAAAATGTGATTTTTCTGAATCTATAAATTTAATAATTCACCAATCAATAACTCAACATCAATATACCTAACTTTTTTCTTACAAACATCGTTACTTATCTCAATACAATTATCATCGGGCGAATTACTTATAATCGTAAATATACCGCTCCTATCTCTTACGCTAAAACCCGGTTTAAACGAGTATAAATTATCATAGAATACCATACCTAATTTTCCGGGGGGATATTTAAAGTTAGGGGGTCCGTACGGTGTTAGAAATTCATCCATGACGACTCTTTTCCATTCGTTCTGATCACTAAAAATAGAATTTAGTCTTGGACGCGACCTCGTTATATTCAAAATTTTATTCTTCTTCTTCTCACATATATCTTCACACATCTTCACAAAAAACGCATCCTCATATATTTTTGAACGAAGGTAATAAGATAAATATTCTAACTGAAGTAAATTAAAATATTCATCAATTAATAATTTTTCTTTTCTCGGTATCATGATATGCCCTCTATATTATTTAAATAAAAATTCATCGGATCAGTCGCTCCCCCTAACGCTTTTGATAACTGAGTAATATCCATATCACCAGGATCCAATGTTTTATCCTCTATTTTTGCGACAAGCACTTTAAATTTTTTACCTAAAGTGATCGATGCTTCCTTGCTTTGTTCCATGGCATCCCCGTCGTATAACAATATCAATGTTTCAATCTCTAAAGATAATAATATATTCGCCTGATCCCCACTAATTTTCTTTCCAAACGTAAACACACACGCGACGACATCTCCCTTTCTTAAATCGAGCAACTTATCAACATTTATTTTATCAAATAATCCCTCGACAACAATAACAATTTTTGTTTCATTCCCAATAAAATTAACCCCACCTACTATTTTCACAAAACCATTTTCACTATTTCTATACCGAAGCATAGGTGGTATTCCTTTTTTCTTGCTCTCACGAAGGTTTTGTTTATGCCATTCTTTCGTGTAACGACTCCTTGCCAGCCATCCCACGATACTTTCTCCCTGCTTCAATTTAAAAACAATATAGTTGTTTAAATTTTCTTCGAGGGGTGAATCAGTATAGCTTGGCTCAAATTCCGCGTAATGCTCCTGTGTAAACCCACGACTATTCAAATAAGCATCGTTAGTTAACGGCTTCAATCCAAAAGGTAACTCAATAACCTCATTTTCATTAACAATTGGCTCTTCATTCTCAACAGATTTAAGAAGATTATTTTTTGATACCTTATAATCAGATTCACATAAATCAACTCGCCCTATTTTTTTTAAATAATTAAATAAGGACGTTTTCTCACCGCACCTAAAACAATGAAAAATTTTAGAATTACCTTCAATCAAAATTCCCCATTTATCAGGTTTACCACAATAGGGGCATGCTTCCCTGTTTCTAATCCACCCTTTCTGTCCAAAAGGTTTTAACGCAAGTGCATCAATCAAATCGTCCTTATCAATCATATCTTCATCGCTTTTGTATCATTACCTGTTTTCCTCACTCTTTTATGATTACTCTTCGCTGCCATAACCACTTTCTCCCCCTTAAATCGATTCAATGTTTCTTTTCTATCATAAAATTTTCCTAACCTATAATTCGTCGCTATTCTAAAAACAGGGTCATCATTTTCATAATCCCTAACCTTATCTTTATAAATACGTGCCGTGTTCATTTTAACTTCCTCGAGTGTTTGATTCACGGAAAAACACCACGAAAAAGGCTGCACAACCGTTCTATCACCCTCAACATAACTTCTATCAATAACTTTTTCCTCGTCATTCCATACCTCAAAAGGTACATCTCCTGTCTGTGTTGCTGATACTATCACACACCCGGTTTCCTCGGCGATATTTTTTAATCGCTTCGCGCATTCCTGGAATTTATATTTAGGCTTAGGATCGAGATCGACCTTACTGTTATATCCCGTTTTTAACAAATTAAATGAATCTATCACAACAACCCGCGGAAATCTGCCCATGCTTTTAAAATAATCATAAATTAAATTTCTTACCTCCACGACTGATGCATCACCGAATTTTTTAAAACTATACAAATAAATATCCTGGCTAAAATTTTGAATATCAGTAATTGTTTTCTGAATCTGATCTAATTCCTTGTCAGAAAAACCAAAATTTCTCAATTCACTTATTGTTTTACCCGTCCACATCGTTGTGTATTTTGTGTGAATTTTTTCTTTTGATTCCTCGCAAATTATGTGTAATACATCAAATCCATTCAACGCGGCAGACATTGCTGTCCACCTCAATAAAGTTGATTTTCCCACACCGGACCGTGCTATCCATAAAGCAGTATCACCCGGGTCCATCCCCCCGTATTTATCATCCAAATAATCTATGCCGAAAGGTACCCGTTGAGCTAAAACTTGTGGTGACATTATCCTTTCAAGTGCCAGCTCATAATCACCAAAAACACGTAAAAATTGTCCGCCCTGGCTCCTCAATGAAAAATTATGTATTGCTTCACTTTCTTCTTTGCTAACCGCTATCGCCTCCTCCTTCTTTCCTTCATTATAAAGATCAACAACTCGTTTATTCATCAGCACAAAACGACTATCCTTAATGTAGCTCTCCAATTGATTTAGGAGTAACTCATCCTCCACGACCAATGCGCTCTGAATTTCCCCGATAGTTAGTTGTACGCTTTCATTCACTGAATACTTTTGTGCAATCATCCCAATTGAGGGTATTGGTCCCCCTGTTTCAATACCCGTTTTTATCTCTTTAAGGATAAATTTAAAACCAACTTCTTCTTTGGGAATCAAACTGTAATCCAAACAATTACAACAGACCGTTAATAGGTCCTTGCTTAAAAATATTTTTTTGAATAATTCACTTAAAAAATTAGGGTTTATCTTTTCCATGCAATGCTCTAAATAAAATCAATAGAAAAATATTGTTTGTGTTCCCTTAAATCCTGAATTGCCATAAATGATGACATACAAATATCGTCATGCCCAACTGAAGCTTCAAGAGTTCCCCTGCTCGAATTAAAAGCTATTGAATTAAATTCACCAAACATTTCATTAACAAGTAACCGTGTCTTTTCATCACCATACGGTACCCTTAAACGCCCGCTTTCAAAAAGCGCCGATAATGATGGTAGCCCGCTATGTAAATCTTTTTTCTTTCCTTCCGTCGTTGTGAACTCTTCTATATTAACCAAACCCCTCTCTTTCGCTAACCCCGCCAATATTTTTTGAAAACCATTACTTTCACAAACAATTTTGTGAGGTTTATATTTAAAATTAAATTCAACTATCTTATTGACTTGCAAATCGTGGCTAATACCTTTACCTCTAAACATAGCGATGAGATATATATTTTCAAATGAATCTATACCCCAAACAGTAAAAACACTATAATCAGCACCTATATTACCCGATATCGCGAAATCACAACCAATCACAACACGTTGCATTTTCACAGGAAATGTTTCAATATTTTCCGCGAAAACATACGCTTCCATGCCCCTCAATGAGCGCTTCAAATATTCGTAGGGGAATATGGTTGATGAATCGGCGATAGGAACAACGAGATACTCACGAGAAAAGACCAAAGTCCCCAGTGACTCTCTTTCTTGCGTCAATTTATCAAATGTAAATCGATCAGGTGCCAATAATTGGCCATTTGGGAAAATCGCGGGATATTCGAATACTTTAAAATTTTTATCATTTTTCAAATCTGAATATAAGTCGGAAGGACTGTACGGTGTTCCCAACACCCACAAATAGCCATACGGTTCTACTATAGGGGTGATTGATCCGTAAAAGATCTCCTTTAATTTATCTCTTTGCTCTTGTGAATACAGTGATGACTCATCGGGCAAATCATCACAAACACAGCTACCAACATGTAATCCGCGGATCATTCCTTCCGAACCCCTCATGTGTAACATAGATCCTGTTTCGGTGATTATTCCTTTTGATCCCAATTTCGCTTTACCCTGCGGATTAAGTTTCTCGGATAAAATATCATTAACCCGGATCTCTTCGGCCAACTTTAACACAAGAACTTCTCCCAGAGAACTTGAATTAACAATCAACGCTGTTTCCTTTCTATTCGCGTTATCAATGGTATCCTTTGTAAATAAACTGGGGGGATCATATGAATATAATCTCCATAAAATAAACGCAAATGACCCTTCAAAACTTTTACCGTGAGATCTACTCGCTAAAAGTGCAACTCTTAAATATAATTGAATTAAATTTCCCCATTCCAAATTCCTCCACCCTTGCCTGAAAGAGGGTAAACACACTGTTTTAAAATAATTATAGCTTAATTTACGTAGAGTGAGATCCATGCTTCTTTCCATGTTGGATAAATACTCTAATTTTTCAACATCGAGTGTCTTATCCAGGTTGGTCACACGTAAAACCTCTCCCCTTATCGTTGAAAGCAATTTATCTAAATCACTTTCGCAACCAGATAAAAGTTCCTGTAACGCAAGGGGCGGTAAATTTTCAATGATCTCTTCTACATATTTATCCTGTATTCTTATCTGTTCAGGTGATAAAATCATGGAATTTGATATCGAAATGATGAACGAAATGATTCCTTGCTCCCCGGTGTATTTGCTGAACCTACAGACCTCAATCTTTTTATAAACTCAATAAAAAGTTTCGCTGTTGCCCTGGTATCATTTAAAGCCCTATGTGCACCCACTAAATCAATACCAAATTCATTGCAGCACGTTACAAGTTTATAATCTGATTGCTCCAAGTTCGCATAATACGCGTACCGTAATGTATCTTCTCTCCATTTCACATACTTTTCAATATCATCACCGGCAAACTCAAAAAGATTCTTAAAGAAATCAAAGTCAAATCCATCAAAATTGTGACCACCCAAAATCGCTTTATGCCGAGGATTTTTATATTTTACAAAAAGACTTTTAAGATCTTTATATACTTGTTGTAAAGCAACACCACTCGATTCCAATACATCCAATTCAATACCGTTAACAGCAAGAGCTTCACATGATAAAATCAAATTATCTTTGTAGTCCGGTTTGATTAAATTATCATATTCTTCGATAATCTCTAATAATTCCATGTCAATAACACAACATGAAACCTCCAACAAAGCTACATCAAAAACAGCTCTCCTGTCCTTACTTGGAAGTCCACCTGTCTCGGTGTCACTTATTATCACATACTTCACACTTGTTTTCATCGTTCTGATTCATTTGATAAACAAAAACATTATACAACTTAACTCTCTGATCGTCAAATTTTGCTCTCTCAATCAACATTCCCCCGTTCCCAAATTTTTTCGGAATCTTTCCTCTACGAATATAACCCTGGACATTTCCCACGGTAAATTTTTTACCTTCGTCCAACGCTATTTGTTCATTTAACCAATCCCTCAACGACATCAATGGTAAATTTTTAACCAGATACTGTTTTCTCTTTTCCATTATTTCTCTCAATTAATAAATTAAAATCTAAATCCCTTAACTCTTCGTCTCCATAGAAGATAACCTTATTATAAATCGGAGGTATTTTTTTAACATCAAGTGGTCCCTCGTTTAACACCAAACATGGAAGATCATCAACGTACGCTTTACGAAAGCTATATATCAACACAATGGCAATATTCGTGTGATATATATCCGAAAAACAAAATAATCGCTTCAATGATTGTTTTTCTTGTTGCACTTCGTTAATCTTTAACGTGGAAACAAATTTTAACACCATCGCAACAAAATCATTATCACTGATAGTTTTATATTTTTCAAAGATTTGAGATAAAGCATCGCTTTTCGTAATTTTTTCTACCGCGTTAACAAGTAACTCGATAACTTTATAATCAAAACGAGATATAATATTGATATATCGCGAATCAACTTCCGACTCAAATTCTTTTATAACCTTCTCAATCACTTTCTTATTCATGCTCTAAAAATAATAAATAAATTAAGAGTATACAAATTATACTCTTTTTCTTTTTAAAAATTCTTCATGTGAACCATGGTCCCACAAGTAATGACACTCATAACATAAAAGTTCAATATTGTCTTTAATGAGTCTCTGCTCAGGAAATGCTCCTTTCGATTTTTTGTGACTAAAAAAATGCGTTTTAGGTGTATCACCCAGCGGTTTACCACAATTCTCACAATAGTGTGGCCTTTCGTCCCATATTGACAAAAAAATAGCTCTTTCTCCCGTTGATTTTCTTGGTTTATTTCCCAGCGGCCCCTTTTTTAGACTAAACATCTTACGGGGATTACCTAACCGTTTTCTATTACATATATCACACAACCCATATTTCTTATTCACTATAATTTTCAATTTACCACACTCATTGCAAACACTTCTTTCCCTCATAATTCTCCTGTTTTATCATATTTTCACATTTACTATTAAAACGGCAAGCGATACAATCACTATTTTTTTTGTCATATAAAGTTCCTCCAAAACTTTCGCAATGGAGGAAGCCCCTTATACTGTTGAAATATTTTCTTCGCTGTAAAACTTTATATGGCTCAGACATCTCATATTCGTACGAATGTGAAAGTGGATTTTTAAGACCATATATATGCTTAAAATTTTGCGTGTAATAAATCATCGTTGACGTCCTCTTGCTATAACGTTGAAGCATTTTATCACCATAAATCCACCCCACCGTTAATTTTCTACTCGTTAGCTGCCCTTCATACCATGCAAAACCAAACACTGAATAATCCCATAAAAATTCCGACCCCCGAAACGGGGAAATCTTATCAACAAAATTTTGTATTATCTTTAAATTCAATCCTTCCAATCTAAGTTTGAATTCTGGTCGTTGATATTTATGCTGATATAAATATTCAAAAACAACGACAACATCATTTACCGTTATACTTTTCATAATGTAAAGATATAAAAAGTATACTTGTTAAGCAAAAAGAAAAGCGGAAATTTCCGCTTTTTCATAAAAATATAAATGTAATTACTCCCAGGTAACGGTAAAATCAACAATTTCGTGGTCTGCTTTCTGCACGGGTTCGTACCAATAAGGCTTTTCGGGTAAAGGTGTGGCGATATTATCATATTCATTTTTAACTTTTATTTTATCAACCTCTCTTCTAAACCAAATACCAACACACACACCGGGAGCAACATCACCTATACTTATTTGATCACCCGCACCAATAAATTCACCCACAAACGGCTTACTATAAATAGTGGGAATGCTTTCCATCACATATCTTTGCTCAGAATCAAGAGTCATCGCAACAGGTGCTATGGAAAATGAACATACATTATTTTCAGAAAATCCCAGCTCTAACACAACATTCACTGCGGGAGAATCTGATTCATTTTTTAAAACAATTGCACGATACTCCGTTGTCGCTTTCATTTCACCATACAATGAAAGTTCCCCGAACAAATTATTAAGATCAGCATTCACAACCTGTAATGACGATACATAACCTCCTAATGAAAATGACGGGCTATCAGGCCCTGTTCCATCATTTTTGCTTGTGGTATAAAATAATTGCATAATGTCATTTTTATTACATTGACCAATACGGTCTGTTTGTTAATAAGTTATCGATTGAAAGCGCACCGTTCGTATTTGTCACTTTCGCAATTGTATAACCTGTCGAATCATTATTCGCGGACGAAACCGTTGAAACCATCGCTTGGATGTCAAAACCATCATATTCATAAAGATGAGGACGCGTTTCCCACGTAAACCCGGCACCAGCATATTTACTCCATACCTGGCCGAGAGGTAATGTCCCACAAACAATATATTTTAACCCCTTTTCAGCAACAATAGGAGTGTCAGAGGTTACCGTCATCTGTGTCGCTGTTGCCTGACCATTTAACGCGACAACTTCATAATACCCTGAATTTACGGCTTCCGTGATTTGGGTATCGGTGCTAATAACGGAATCAACTTTCACAAACCGAATGGTTACGGGTTCATCTGTTCCATTTCCGCGCAACACAACATTAAAATTAGTTGAGTACCCCGTTATCGATCCATCAGCGTTAATATCCAATGTTCCCTCCTCCCATATCACCTTTTTGGGTTTAATGATCACATAGCTAACACCCGCGGGAAACGATAACCCGCTAATTCCCGCAAATTTTACAATTCTTATACTTCTATTAAATAGCGTATCAGTGGGATTATATGATATAATCATTCCCGGTGCGATGGAAACAATACCATCCGTTCCCTGTTTAACTTCAAACGCGTACCCCGTATTCCCCGCGGTGGGCTTTATCGCCGCGACAATACCCGGTGTTTTTGAAGCAAACTTCAAATAATTCATAAACACACTATCAATTATAGAAAACTCTTGCAATCTATCAATTTCCTGTTTCGCTAAAAAAACACTCTGCTCTAAATTTAAATTTGACATATCCCGTATTTTTATATTTCCTTAAACAATTTGTATAACTTCATACTGTACATTCGGCAAGGTGGGTAATCCTTCAATTCTTGTCTGCTGACTCGAATCACCTAACACAACGGTTAATTCTATCAAAAGTGACTGATCTTTCACATATGATAAATAATCAGCTGCACTATTAAACGTTACATTTAATTTGGCAAATTCATAACTTGTGTCCTTAAATGTAAACGCACCCCTACCTAAAACAATATCTTTTGTGCGGTCAGTTGGATCAACAACAATAAGTGCCGCGACATATCCGCCCACGCCAGCGATTGAAGGAAGTGTTTTAGCCGAATAAAAACTGTATGTAATAGTTTGAAGTTTTGAATTACCTAAAACTCTATCGGCCCACGCCGCGCTTCCAATAACCCCGCTTTTATTTAAATATTCCCCCGTTACTGTGTTTATGCCACAGCTATAACCTAATTTTGAATAAAACTGAGATGTTAAGCTATTTGTTCCGTTAATTGAATAATTCAAATTTACATAGCTTGGTGCGCCTTGTCCCTGTAATGTCAACAATACTTTCTGCGTCAATGAATTACCACCCTGTGTCGTGAGGGTTAATTCATAACTCCCTTCCGTCAATGCTGAGTTATAAAAATTAAAGAATGAACCCTTACCCGCGGTTGATGCTTTAAAATTCGCCTGATCCATCAACTCTTTAGTTAAATCAGTTACAGTCCCCGTTACTGTATTTTTCGCTGTTAATTTAAAATATTCAACCCACACATTTCTTGCCAATGAACGATTAAAATAAATACCGGAAGTACGACTGCTCTTATTAACAACAATAGGTTGTGAGGAATTAACCCCCTTCGGAACCATGTTTGCTTGGATATCCGTATCACCGGATCCGACTCCACCCGAGCATATATACGTAGGACGAGCATATTCACCCACGATATTAAAATCAGCACCCGCAAGTGTTGCTCCTAAATAATAATTTTTAAGCACAGGTAAAATTTGAGGGAATAACGCGGCATTAATATAAAGACTATAATCTTCAAAATATCCCGTAAAATAAACAACATTATTCAATAACATACTACCACCCACAAGGTTCGCGGTAACGGTTGACCAATTTATTCCACTAATTGAACCACCCACAAACTCAAACGGTTTTCCATTCAAATACGCTGAAGGTGTTCCCGCGGATATCATAACAATAAGATTATTCCACCCGTTAACAATAAGTGCATCACCCTTGTTGACACCACCACGAACATTATCTGTTGAACCAGTTTTTGTCATCCAGCAATCTATGTTGGGATCACTTGTTCCATCTTCATATGTTCGAATTCCATAACCAAGACTCAATCCGCCTCCACTTACTAACCTACCTAACATATTATTTGCGAGCCCGTCCATTGAAAAAAAGTTCAACGATAGAAGGAAATCTCCTGTAACTTTTGAATTATCATTCAAACGAACATAATTATCACCCTTTATAAAATCTATACAATTTCGATTATCAAAACCTGCAGAATAATATGTCGCGGGCTTTAATGTCGTTGCGTTATAACCATTGCCTGATATATCGTTCGTATTTTCACTCAAGGGTAATCGCATTAACGAAGGTAATGTTGAGAAAATATCTATTGATTCTGTGTAAAGTGTGCTCTTATAATGTTTGGAAAAGAATAGATCAAGTGCTCCGTAATAAACATCATTCGTGGGATTGGGAACATTTCCTAAAAATAAAACTCCATATGATGGATTATTTGTACTTTCACCAATTTCTGACGCCGCGTCAAATGCCGTGTATGTTTGTGAAAATAATTTTGTGCAAGGTGAAAGAGTTACATCGCCATAACTACCCCGCATGTTCTCTAACACAAGAGCTGCATTGTTATTCAGCGTTAAACTTCCATACTGTGCGCCCCGACTTAGAGCTGAGAATAAATTTTTAACACTTACTAATTTTGCACAACTTGTTATTGATATCTTTTCACCCGGCCCTGATGCAGGGGCTACATTACTCTTGCTTAAAGTTAACGATGTCAAACTATTCATTCCTGTTAAGACAAAATAGTTTAATGCCTGATTGGGATAATTCAATGTCGTTATTTGTGATCTTTGTACCTCCAGGCTGTGCAATGATGTAAAGGGTGTAAGAATAAGTTGTGTTAATATACCTCCATCTATTCGCAAATCTTCCAATCGATTATCATTTGTAAGAGAAAGGCTACTTAAATTACCCCCAAACGAATATACCCGATATAAAACCGGATTATTTGAAAGATCAAGAACAGATAAGACACTAAATTTTGTCTCATTCCATCCGACCGTGAATTCTGATAAATTATTGTTATTGGATGCATTAACTTGCTGTAAGCTTGTTAATGAGCCGCCAAACCAACCACCCGATATCTTCGTAAACAAGTTAAAACTTATATCCAACGTCTGCAATTTTTCACAACTTCGAATGTTTACGGTAGGTGAATATATATCACCTGCCCAGGTAAATTTATTGTGTGATGCATCGACAAACGTTAAATTTGTATTATTTTCCAAATTAACATCGTTAAGATTGTTGTTTGACACATTCAACGCGACGAGCCCGGTTAAAACTTGCACACCATCCCATGAATTTTCCAAATTATTGTACGATGCATCGAGCGTGGTTATATTGACTGCTTGCCCAAACTCCAACACGCTTATATCGCAGGACGAACAATTTAATGACAACAAGGATGGAATATTGATACCGTTAACAGTCGTTATCGGATTATTGGTGCATTTTAACGACGTCGCACTACTACTACTGATATTCGATGATATATTATTAATTCTATTGTCAGAAATATCTATTGTTGAAAGCGCATTATCATTTAACAAAATAATCGTTGTTAAATTGTTATTCCGAATCACATTCACGGTTTTCAGCAACGATGAATTACTGCATATCAAAGTGTTTAGACTGGTATTATTCGAAATAGATAATGCTGTTAGTAAATTGTTACTTATTGACAACGACTTCATTGTTCCCAGTGATGAGGGCAATGAAGATAAACGATTGTTGTTAATACTTAAAGTATTGATGATTGCGCCTGTATCAATAAAACTACTGATATTATTATTATCAAGATTAACTATCGAAAGTTTTTTCAGATTCGAAACATTAACCGTTGTCAAACGATTACTACCGGCATAAACAGTCGTTAAATTAGTATTGGCTGAGAGATTTAAATTTGATAATTGATTGTTTTCACAATGAAGTGATGCCAAATTTATCTGTGAACCTATATTCAAATTTGTTATTAAATTACCACGACAATCAATTGATCTCACATTGTAATAATCAGGAAGAGTTATGGATGTGATCCGCTGACTGGGGCAAACCAGTGATGTTAAATCAGCCAATCCGCCCAAATATATTGTATGAGATGCTTGCCCGTCACTATATGTATGCTGTAGCTTCGCTGTCTCGGAAGGCGAATCAACATCTGTTGATGTTCCATCACCCCATGCAATTCTCATACTGCCGCCCTGAAATTGTGTTCCAGCCAATGATACAGTCGAACCGCTTGTCACAATAATACCTCTTTGTGAAGTAAAAATCGCTGTAACCGTATTATTCGTCTTCAACGGTGCAAGATCGATAAAATTAGAAGGTGGATAAGATATAGGATCAGCACCCTCTTCTTGTACAACTATCTGTTCGAGGGTATATCCATTATTCGTTTCAATGCCTACTCTAACAATTGTTCCCTCCGAATAAGTACCTGCACCCGTTAAAACACCGCCGCTTTCCGGGTCAGCAATCGTTTTAACCCAAAAATATTTTAAAACAACATCTTTCAAAATATCTGAAACAAAAACATCCTTGTATGACAAAAGATATTGCTGTATAAATCTTTTCACATACGCTTCCGATCTACCGGATAAATTATAAAAATAACTTACCACAATATTTCTCACACCTATGTAACCTTGTGTGAAGGGTAATTCAAAGGGTTTCACCTTAACATCATTAATATATAACGTCTTACATCCCGCTGTATAATTCTGTGTGATAACGGGTGAAAAATATTTTACTTCAACTGGCTGTATAAGGGGTTCGCCATTTAAAAAATTTAATTTAGCTCCCGGGGTGCTTCTTGTTGCTGCACCCATGATAATCGCTCTAAACCAATACGTGGTATTTTCTTTTAAAATACACACCGCGGGGGGCTGAGGGGGAGCAAAAAAACTATTCCAATTAACACTTTGATCATCCAGCCTTTTAAAATTTACTTGCGAATAATTTTCATCATACCCTTGCACGCCAAATTGCAAATTATCATCTCCCTCTCCCTCCCCCATAACACGAAAACTAATCTCATACGCAAGTGCAGGCGCTATTCTAAAAATTTTGCCCTCCATTAATGCCGTTTCAACAGACCCACTAAGCTTTATACCATTCTCACCATCTGACGCTGGAAATTTCAACCACTTTTTGCCTTCTTTCTCAACAACGGTTACATTCCCCGCAAGCGGGTACTTATCCACGTCCAATTCAGCTGTGTTATCACCAAATTCATAACCCTTCGTTGCGTTAACTATCCTACTTGTATTTTTCCAGGTGGGAGATGAATACCCAACGCACCACCCTATATCTTGCCTCACAAGATTGAAATACAAAAATTCATTCGCTTTATTATATTCGATTAATCGTAAAAATTCTCCCATAATGAGTGTAGGCTCTGCACTTGTTCCATATTCACTCATTATATATTTTGTCCCTCTTTTTCTATACTCATCAATATAATTTGAAAACAAATATTCCTTCTGTGACAATGTTTCATTTCCGGTTAACACAATACCCCGTGATTCCAAAAATGCACTAAAAAGAATAGGGTTTGAAGGAATATTCAAAAATTGCCTCGACATGTATACAATTAACGCAAACATGTGAGTTATTGACAGCCAATACGAGATAAAATCTTTACTATTTTCGGTATAATCTCTTTTAATATACTTAGGAAGCACACCCTGCACGTACAATTTTTCAAGAACATTAAAAGCCCACCTCAGCACGTTAACATCATTAACATCAAAAAACTGACTAAAATCTGTTTTTTTGTATATTACATCACTGCCGGGTGTAAGTTGCCCATCAAGTTGCACCCAGTTAAAATACAGAGGACCATCCAACCCCACGTGCTGATACGCATAATTAAATGTAACCCAATCTTTTTCTCCAAAAGATAAATTCTGTAAATTCTCCGCGGTTAATGGAATCCAGTCAGTGTATGTTTTACCTAAATTAACGGAATAACGAAACTTTTTAACAAAATAAAGATTGCTATCTTCCCCTTCGGTCGAATCGAGAAAACCACTTAAAAATGCTATACCCAGAACTGGCACATCTGTTTCTATTAGCAAAACATCTCCTGATTCAGTGCTTCTATTATCAATTATCATAATTCGCTTTTAATTCGGATCATCAAAAATTAAATCAACATTAAATGTACTATTTTCTTCCAAGTAAACAACATCAGGAAAAACAAATGATTGATATTGATTAGTGATTAAGGTGTTAACATTTTTATTTATAATACTGCTACCACCCGATGAAACATGACAGCCTAACGAAAACTGGGTTATCGCACTCGTACCCCACATCAAAATATTGACTTCAACGCCCGCCACATGAATATTACCAGACCCTAAATCATCAACAACTTGTGAAGGAAATAGATAAAAATTGTGATCATTACTTGAGCCCACAGTCAATGTGCTCAAATCAAAATAATTAACAGTGTCATTATACCCACCGTAAGGTAAATATAAATAACCCACTTTGCCCGCACTATTACTTAAAACAAGTCTAAAAATAATATTACCAGAAATGCGTGTCCCGGTGGGCCCAGCTGAGAATAACATATTGTTCATTTGTGTCACAACGGGAACAATATTCGCCTCCCACATTAATCGCCGAGGACCCGAAGGGTCATCCCAGTATATTTGTCGTATTTCCGTGGGATTGCCATTCTCATCGGTAACGACGGCGCGTACCAGATTTTTTACTACCGCGGAGGCATTTGTTATTTTAATTGATGCCATATTATTATGCTGTTACAAAATACATCGTGTTCGGGGTAAGTGTTGACGGTAATGACGACACAACTTGTTGACTTAAACCATTCCATTTTGTTGCAGAACCGTTAAATGTAGTCGCAAACATAGAACTGAAAGGATTAGCGGAAGAACCCACACTCGATGCCGTTGTAAGCGGAAGAACTCCTCCCGTATGAATCGTCTGAATATATCCCGACTGGTAAGTGAGATCTGCTGTTCCAATAGCCGCTGTTGCAGTAGTTACTGGAAGTAATGCTACCCCCGTGTATATATTATTTCCATATATATTCTGAAATATTCTCGATGCGCTACCTAAGAAACATGTACTTGTGGCTCGTGGTATCAGCCCTGATTGAACAACGCAATTTGTGCCGGCTGGATTAAGATTTGTTATATTTGCATTTGTTGTCGTGACTGTTGATGCTGAAAATGCTCCGTTTCCATCCCTGGCCACTACCGTTGACACCGTGTTCGAAGAGCTGTACGCTATTCCACCAGACAGGGCAGTAGCTGCTGACCATTTGGCTAATTGCCCCGCAACTCCACCGGAACCAGTAACGGGAGAGGATAAATTATAAGCGTCCCATATTTTGTAATTGGTCGCAGTGCCACCTACATTCCGAACGTGGTATATATCTGTGTTAGTGGATCTAATTAAGACCCCGGGGGTACTTAAATGTCCAAGGACCAGGAGATCTGAACCGGGAGCTACGTATGCCATATCTACAATATTTCCTTCTGAACTATAAGACTTAAGTTTTTGTCCATTAGGTATGTAAATACTCTCCGACGTGTAAAGGTTTTTAACTTTTAAATTGCCGTAAGTGCCATCGCCCTTACCCGATCCCAGCAAATAATCCGTTATTCCACCCGCACATCCTCGATAATTCAACCACACGCCAGAGAGAGCTTCTGTTTGTGATATGAATGTAACTTCGTTACCATCATACAAGAAATTATTTGCCATCCCTTGCACTGCCATATTTCTCCACACACTTAAAGCCCCGTTAAGTACCCCGGCAACCCTAAGCTCCCCTCCTGTTGATATTGATAGAATACCTCCCGTGTACCAATTCGTACCGCCAGAATCAAATCTTAATAGCATATTACAGGAATACCCGAACTCGCCATCTACTGAAGCACCTTGTCTGTATATACCCCCCGGTTTGGTCAGTAGGCTTGCTGCATTATTCTCGGCAGCTCTCGGTATGTAATTTGCAAGATCGGAAGTTTTTGCCGGGCTCGAAAGATTGTATGCATCCCATATCTTGTATTCCGCTGATGCGCCTCTTCTGTGTATAAGATCGGAGGCTGATGATGTCAATATCATCGTGGTGTGTTGAGTTCCCACGGTTACATTATCATCAGATGACATGTGTATTAATGGGTATTCATTCCCTTGCGAAGTTAATCCATATATTGCCTTATTATTTAATAGTCGCGCACCGGCATTCATGTACAGTTTGCCTGTTAACGGTTTTGTTGCCCCTGCCGTTAACGGTAAGTAACCATCCAAATCAGTGCTCTTTGCCGGGTTAGGGAGGTTATAAGCATCCCACATTTTGTAAGGGGTTCCAGTACCGGGATTATCATTATTGACCCGATTATGAAGTACATCGGTTCCAACAGTTAAAATATTAAACCTATTTGAGTAATTCCCAATTACCGTTCTACCTGGGCTTGCACCTGTCACTGCTTCTGAATATAAAATAATATTATTATCTGAAGCTCTTAACATATTTGTTTGGGAGAAATATAATTCTCCAGTTAATTTTTTATTTGAACCTGCTGAAAGGGGAAGATAATTATTTAAATCATCTTCCGTGGCTGGATTAGGTAGATTGTTGGAATCATATATAGTATACGCACTACCTGGAACTTGGTGTATTAAATTAACACCCGCGCGAGTTCTCAGATACGTTTTTCCCGTTAAAGCACCGAACGCGGAAATATGATCAGAAACACTTTCACTATTAGTATCCGTGACAACGATAGAATTACCATCTGAATCATATATAAAATTAGTGTTGCGGAAATAGATCGGTCCAGACATTTTTGAGCTGGAACCCCCGGTGAGTGGAAGGTATTTTGAAAATGTGTCTGTCACCGCTTTTTGGGACATAACCCCCTCGGTTGATTGGCCTAACGTTTGATATATCGCAGGGTAATTCACAAGATCCAAGTAATTATGCCTATGCGCGGGAATATTGGGATTGCTTGGATCGGGGGTAGCCAGAACTGTCGTCCCATTAATAAGATTTGTTAACCACCGCAAGAGCTGTGACGACATAACACCCGCTTTACTCGCTGACGCGGTGGGAATTGTGGCCGATGAACCCGCCGTATTTGTTATAATAACTGAATCTTCCTTGGTGTCAACACCAAGATTAACTTCTATCTTGACAAGCCCCAAACTTTCCCACGAATTTGTCACGGAATCCCACACTATTTTCTCAGTATCCTTAAAAGTTTTACCTGAATAGGGGTCGGTGACTGTTCCACCGGAAGGAGATGTAATAATTATATACATATCGCCACCCTCTAACGTGGCGGGGGCGGGAAAATCCGCGGCAACACGAATAACACCCTTAAAATCCAAAGGATTACCAACGGCAGAACGAACAAAATCAACAACTTTTATTTTATTGTCATTCGTTCCATCATTTATTATAAGATAATCGTTATCGTTCGCGATCGTTTTCGCGGGCAATGATATCAAATAACCCCCGATGGTTATCTTCACCCATTCCTGTGTTGCCAAATCAACCCAGCTTGTACCTCCCCATACCTTAAATGAATAAGGAAGAACCGTGGGGTTGCACCATATAATCGTTGTATTACTTGGTGCAACATTCCCTATATATATACCCGCAACTTGTCCTAAATTTTTTATCATATCAAAAACTTTAACACTTAATCATCTATTGATTGGATCAAATAGCCCTCATCATTAATATAATATTGATCAGGATTCACACTATCAACAAACAAATCTCCATTTTTATCAACCGAAAAATTGTCTTTTACCTCGATCTGATCATATCTCCAAATTAAATCACCTATCCCTGTCATTACTCCCTCGATAAACTTCTCGACATTTGAAATAAAAAACATCATAAATGGTGAATCACCAGTATCATAATAAGTGAAAATACTTATTTCAGGTCTGGTGATATTGAAAACCGTTTTTGTTCGTATCAATTTCGTTTCACTCATCTTCTACCGCGTAAAAAATAGGGAGGGGCTGATTGTTCGTGTCAAAAAGCAACCCTCCTTGTAAATCTAACATCTTAAATTGCTTAATTCGGGGCAATAAACCAAAAGGAACATATTCATCAATGGAAGGATTGAAATACTCATCGGGAACATACTTAACACCCGATGTATTTTTAACAATCTGTAGCAAATCATCCCACTCTACTTTACCTCCATCCGTCCATTTATTAAAATCAAAATATTTTGTTAAATTGATTTGAATATTTCTTCGTACATCATCAACAGTAAATCCCGGTTGAATTTCTATCCTAAATTCAACGCCCAATACACCACCCACAAAATAATAATCAATATTTTCCAACACTATCCCCACGACATTTCCATATCTATCCTTGTCACTCAAAGGGAAATAGGGGGCGGCTTGTTCAAGTAATGACCCTAATTCTTCTTGCGTAAACTGGGCACCATTCACCGTCGCTAATTTCAAGGATAAATTGCCAGCACTATTAATACCAAAATTATATAATTTCAAAACCCTATCATCCAACCTTTGAAATATTTGCGTAAAGTACTCCCGGGTCGTCATTGAAAGAATATTAGGATTATTTTTTATTCTCACCCTGAATTGTTCATCGGTTTCTATATCGCGACCACCTATCGCATAATATTCATTTGTACACGCTATAAATCCCACAGGTGGATTTACCATATTTACAATTGTGTTAGGGGCGACATTTGTAAAAGAACCCTGCGATTGTGATGATACCTTTACATACCCATAATTATTCCCATCAACACCGATATGCCAAATTTTATCATTTGGATCACTATTGTCATTATTTTCTTCGACGGTAAATCTAACACCATCAACATTCAAAAATTCCATTCCCGGTAAAAAGTCCGTGACAACGCCATTCCCCTGGATAGCGACTAAAACATATGTTGATGAACCTAACGCGGTGTTATTTCTTGGTGGTACACCAAACAACTCAGCTGCTATATCAAGATCTTCTCCCGAGGCTGTTTCGGGCAGTAAACGTGATTCAACTATAGCGATATCTTTCAAACATTTTTGTGCAACTTTCGCTACACCAAAGGCGGTTGCGTTAACAACAGACGAATCACTTATATCTGTAACCTTATCTGTTTTATTTAAAAAAAGTTCAATAAATAAACTTTTTAAAAGTGATATTGTATGTTTAACCCCTATTATCATATACTTATATTCGTTAAATAACTATCATTGGTCACTGTGACAACATTAATATTCATCATCACATAATCGTCTTTTTGTTCCAAGGATAAAAGGTTTATCTCCTTAAATCTATCATCCTTGGAAAACATCGCGGATAGATTTCTAAACAAAGTTGGGTATTGTATCACCGCGACACTTGTTCCAATAACATCATTCGAAATCCCATCTTCAGGAAACTCCGGGATATCTCCTTTTAATGTACTAATAATGGTGTCAACTGTTTGTTCAATAGCATCACCATACTCAACAACCGCGACATCATTGTTGTCAAAATGAAATTTTTTATCAATATCCTTCCCCAGAATCCTCTCTCCAATTAAATGATCAACAACTGTTTGAATACTAAAATTCGCTGTTGGTGCGAAACTGATTTTAAACATGGGCCCACCCTGCTCCGCTGAATAATCCTCTTCGTTAATAAGGTTTCTGACAGTTATATTTTCCCAGTCATTCTGAGGGTCAGCGCTACCCACTGATCGTGCAACATCTTCAAAATTTTCATAATCACTCAATGTTCTCTGTAAATAAAATGTACTATCATATGTACCCACTTTTGAGGAACGCATCCACTTACCTGTGTTTTTTATTGATAGTAGAGATGTTTTTATTTCCTCAAAATTATCGAGGAGCTCCCAGAACACCAATAAATTCAATTCATTATTGTGATCATAAAACGCGGTTTCAATTGCTTCGGATTGTTTTAGGAGTTGATCTACGAGTCTAAATCCATCTCCCGGTAAATCCCCACCTTCATAATACGCTATTATTGCCGCGTAATACGAATTCACCAGGGTTGTATAATCCTGGAAAAAGGCTCCTATATCAACGCCCGTTATCTCCTTAAATTGTTCTAATGAAATATCCATTTTTACAATAACAATTCTAAAACTTTTGACGCAACACCACTAACTGTTTTCTGAATCGCTTCACCGCTTAATATTTTTACCAATGATGTTTTAATACCATCACGAGCAATAATAAGTTCCAACGGGGCTAAAATAGTTAAATCCAAATTATATGTCCAAATTCCATTTCTACCCACATTCTGCTGTACAGATAGACCTGAATTGGGAACCGAAACGAGATAACTTTCACCTAAAGCCATGTTGTAAAAATACAACCTGAAAGGTTTCCCTTTATCATCAACACCATTTGATTTCGATATTATGGCCCTCAATATATTCAACGCTCCAAACCCTGTCTTAATCCCTGCTTCAAGTACCTTAAAATTCGCAGACAATGTTTTCGCTTTTAATTGATACAGATCATATTTACCACTTTGTATTGAATACGCAACAGCATCACCCACGGCCTGCTTACTGTTTATAACCAACTTCATGTACTTACCAAAATCACCCTCGAGTGAAATGGTCTGAGGTGCAAACCCGGTACTACTTAATGCCGTAACACCCGTACTCGACTGGACTATCTGTGTTCTTTTACTTTCCTGTTTTCTTATCCTTGTAGGCATAATAGGAAAACTGAAGAAGTCAATTGTGTTTCCCGAACCATCCGTCAATTCAAGTGCAACTAAATAATATTCAAAATCATGAGGGGCTGCTGCTGCGAGGGCTGATCGACCCATTTGTGCAGCAAAATCAACAATTCTTCTTATCTCAGTGTTAACAGCCATAACTCATAACTTTTTATCGTATAAATATACGAATTATGTATGAAAACACTCTCAAGAAGGATATAAAATCTCTTTATATATTTGTAATTGAGAGGAGATGGTGCTCCTCTCAATAAATTAGTCGGCTTGGGCTGCCATAAAAAACCCATATTCAAATGTACAGTGATAAAGATAGAGTGTTTGAAGTAAAATGCCAACAATTTACCTCGTAAATCTATTTATGAGAGGGGTGTTGTACTGTTTTATCATCATACTCTGTTACACTAAATGGTGAAGAAGGGTCTGACGATGATGATGGTTTTTCAAGTGTGACAGTTCCCACGCTACCTGTTCCTACTGTTGCTGTTGTTGCCGCCGGGTGAACGTGATTATTAAATACCGTGATAAATGAATTTAATTCATCTTTTAATTTATTCAATCTATCCGTTAATGCACCAATCGCAACAGCGGCCTCACCCCCTCCATTTAACACAACTTTTCCATCAGAATTTGATTCAATTGATGATAAATTGCCATTTTCATCCCTAACTTCAACAAGCAATTTTTCAGGTGTTACTGTGACATCGACCAAATTATTATTAACATCCTTTATTGATAAGATGGCGCTTTCTCTTGTAATTTCATTATTCACTAATTCATTCCCCTCGTTATCCTTAATTTTTGAGTTTATTAGCGTGTATGACGTTGAATTAATCGGCCCTTCACTCATAACATTGATTTTGCCGGAAGCGTTAATATAAAACTCTCCCTTACCTTTTAATCCCTTCACGTCAATCCTCATCACACCATCATTATTCCCGACAAGCGCTATATCAATAACACCCTTACTTGGTGACACATTTAATGAAAATAAACCTCCTCCATACACAAAATCTTTTCTCCATCCGCCTTCCTCAAAATATCTCATCTCATCATTGAATGCCAGCGTTCCAATAACAACAGGTTTACTCTTAAACGCTTCAGAAACCATCACAACACAAGAACCAAGCAGATCACTATTTTCAGGAAAAATTAAATCCTGCATAACTTGCTCCATCACATAGCAATCAGATATAACGCTTCCATTCATATCCGTTATCACATCAACCATGCACTTATTGTAACATGTTTGAATATAATCATCACGGTTCACTCCCCGTGGTATAAACACATAACCATACACAATAGGAAGAAATGTGTTTGCTCTCGTATATGGACTAACCCCTATCTCCATCTTCTTTCTGAATGTTTAAATATCTTCGTTTCATAAAATATTCCCACGCGGCCCTATTGATTGCGCTTTGTTGCCCTGAAAATAAAATTAAATTCTCTTCGTTATTTCTATTTTTCGAATATTCAACCAAACCTTCTTTCATTAAATCGGTGTCAACTAAATCAAAATATGAATATTTTGATTTCTTGCCATCAACGGTTTCACCTTTTATCAAATCAAATCTCATTCCCCGTTCAACTTGAATCTCCGTCGTTCTCATTAAATTGCCACTCAATGTTGTTGTTTGACGAACATTTGTCACGTAATACAATTCATCCGTTGCTTCCAAGCGTATAAACGTACCCACCTTTATTCTTCTATCGCCGTTTAAAACTATTCGTCCCTGGCGAGTGAAAGGTAAATATATCGTTGTTTCAATAACATACACAAGATCATTAATCATTACCTGAATAGTATTGTTTATGCTATCTTGTTTATCCACGCCTTTCGTGCAATCAATGTTAATATATGAATCGGATATAATAATCCTCTTATTGCCGAATGTCTCCGCTATCACGGGAAATAAAACAACAGGAACGATCGCTGAGCCCCACGAACCCGAACTACTCGACAAATAATTATCTATATTAAGTTGATATTGAGAAAAACATGTGTTATTAAAACTCAAATCATAACTCAATAAATCCTTGTTCTCAATAGTAATATACCCTCCCTTCATATCAACAACACTATACACGGCGCTTTTTGTGAATGGCGGTTGACGAACAATTATATCAAATGTATCCCCCCATGTATCCCCCCAAAATTCAACAAAAGGTTTTTGACAAGCTCTATTAAAAAAATCCATCATTGTCCCCTGTATTGACCCCAAATCACCCGTTAAACGTCTTTGGTTCAAAATATTCTCAACAAATAAATTAACAATTTGCCATACACCCCTCACCTTACCTGTAATACCACGTACCGATTGAGCGGTACGCTTTCGTGTACTATAACTTTCAAAAACATCATCTTTCACAACGCCGATATTGGATAAATTATCTATGACGAATAATAATGTTTCCCTGATTGATCTAAGGCCCTTGGTAAGGTATTTATCCAAAATTTCACCGGTCAAATAGTTTCTCTTAAATTGCCCACTCTTTTCATTCGTAGGGGAACCTGCGTAAAACAGTGAACTTCCTTGCATATAAATCCAAGGAAAAAAATATGCACCATCTTCCATCAAAAGTTTTGTAAAATCTCTTCCAATTATTGTCTCTTGTGCATTCGCACCTTCCGCGACATAATTAAATGACACTGTATCAATCAATCCAATCATATCCCAAATTTTTACAGGAGAATTGATTTTTCCAATATCTGAAAAATGGAAAGGATTAGCGAGCGCGCTTTTTTTTATGAACTGGTTTATATCACCTTTTGTGTAAATATTATCTCTCTCCAAATTTAAACGTTCAAATCGTATAAAAACAAGATCATTTTCCTGTAATATTGACGACAGGAAACTTTCCGTCGATCCCCCTTTATTATCAATAATATTAAATTGATTTATTACTTCCGTCAAATTTACGCCACCCTCCCTCACAATTAAATCCTTAAAATCTCTCGACGGTGAAACAGTAATGGAAAAGCTACCAACGCCAAAACCTTTATTTGTACTACAAGCAGAAACAAGGGGTGATATATCAATTAATTCATCTATAACTTTGCTATAAATCCACACGCGAATGTTTAAATTTTGAATTTGCGCATCAATGGTTGAACGATGTGCGCCCACGACCAATGTTTCAGCTTTTGTATATCCATCACTGCTCATAAGTGCCTTCATGCTCTCAGTGAAATAAGCCTTTATATTGGTACTTTGCCTCAAATAACCCCCTGAATTTATAGGATCAGCCACGTTCACCTTTATCAACGGAACGGGTAAACAGATTACCGTGCCCGCTTTAATGCGTTCAACTTTCTGACTCTCATCCGGGTCATAACGCAAACGAATAAGATCACCGTTATTATACTTCGCCAGGGGATTAACCTTTAAATCCAAAAACGCCGCGTAAGTGAGTTGCAAATCTTTGGGTACGTTATTCACCTGATTAAACCGTGTCAAATAATCGTCAACCGAAATATCTTCACTGACTGTGACAAAAACCATTTTCATAATCATCTATACATATGTGGAATTCTTTCATGAAGAGTATTGCCAATTTTAATTGCGGTTTCCTCTCCCTTTTTACCTTTCATAAGATCAATCACTTCCTGAATTTTTTCAATTAAACTCTCCCCCACTTCCGCGATCTTAATACTCATATTATCCAATCCATTTTCAACCGCTGCACTCGCCCATTCATAATCAGTTGTCATTCGCTTTCCACCCTCAATATATCTATCTCCTCCCTCATCAGTTAACACACCACGAATTTTGGATAAATCACTAAAATCTTTAATCCCCATCAATGTATTAATTTGTGAATAAGAAAGGTTCGGTAGCAGCTCTTTTAATTGCATCCCCTCGACATCCCTGCTTCCACCTGATAGCCGCCTGTTTTGTTGCAAAAGCGCGGATATATAATCAAGATTCTCCAGGGGATTTTCCATCATTCTCATTGCATCAAAATACCCCGCGTTAGGATTCACACGATTAACAGCCATCATCTTCATCGCCTGAACAACATTTGAACCACCAGTGCCAGCACTTTGTAAACCCAATGCCAACGCCGATAATAAGGGACCATTCGCTCCCGTTAAATCCCCTAAATTCTGTATTAATGACGAAGTGTTACGTGCGTTATAACTCCCCGCAATGCCTATCTGCTGTTCTGCCAATTGCTTATACAAATCGAGGTATTCAGGTAGTAAAATGGGGTTGCCCTGGGCGCGTTGTACATAATCATTAAAATTCCTTATTATACCCACACCCGTTGCTCTACCCCGAGAAAATCTCTGTAAACGAAACGCGTCCGATATTTGAGAACTTGAAAGACCTAAAGCTTTTTGCGCACCCAAAGCTCTCAACACCTGGTCATCGGTAATATTCGTTGATCCGCTTTGATACATATACTCACCCAGCGCGCCAAGACCCTCCTTCATGTTCAATCCCATCGCGCTTAACTTATCTGTGTTATACAAGGAACGAGCTCGATCCAACGCAACATGATAATCTCCCCCTGAAAACGCTGAAACTCGACGCCCCGCGAGAGCCACATCATTCTGCCGTTTAAATGTATAAGCGATTGCACCAAGAATTGCCGTGGCGGTCATAACAATGGGATTAGCTTTCGCTATACCATTCAGAAAACCACCTGAACCAACTGCCGCGAGGGCCGCGGTTGAAGCAATATTTCCACCTCTTCCACCCCCAACACCATACGTTGCTCTTATATTCTCTACCGCCTCTCTTCTTCTTAAATTCACAATAGGATCAGATGAGGGGGCTTTACTTTCTATTTTTTTAATCCAATTCTCGGCATCACTCTTACCGCTTATATGTAATCTTTTAACAAGTTCTGATGCTTGTTCTTTTGCCTGGGATTTGTTTTCTCGGTATATCGCTTCCAACCGACTCAACACAGCTTTCTGGTACTGTGTTTCTCTTTGAATATTCTTTGTTTCCTCCGCCGCCTGACGTGAGTTTATTTTCCCCTCGAATAATTGCGATCTTAAATCGAGTACACGTGAAGTTTGTTCTTCCGAGATACCCGCTTTTCTGTTCCTTAGCTGGCTCTCAAAAAACGACGTTGTTCCATCTCCACCGCGGATAATTTGATTATATAAACTACGTGCTCTTTCATCTATACTCCCTTGAATCCCCGATGCTCCACGTACATATTCAACCGTTCCCCGGGAAGTTTCTTTGTTATAAAAATCTCGCACATAGGATGAAAACATCTGCGCTTTTCTATACTCCCTTTCCGCGATACTATTGCCTGATTGGAACTCGCGATTTTTTATAAAATCATTCTGATAAGCATATTTTAACCGGGATCTCGCTTCATTAAATTCTTGCCTTGCTCTTTTTTCTATAAGCTGGATTTGTCTCTCTATCTCCCTGTTTTGTTCAACAGTTGAACGATATTGTGATTTGGATTGCTCTGACACCTTCTTATAAAAATTCATGGCTGAATCACTCAACCTCCTCAGAGCTTCATCCTCTACGCTTATCCGAACTTTCGCTTGCTGATCCATTTGTTTCCTTTAAAATTTTATCAAACGCTGCCTTGGCATTCTTAAACAATTCCTCTTTGGGCTTTTCACGGTGTTTCAAAAAATCTCCCGTGTTTGGTTTATACGGTATATCGCTTTCTCTTTTGATCTCATTAAAAAGCTGATCCTCTTCCCACTCTCTCCGTATATCTAAAAAATAAGATTCCCTGTGTTGTTTAGACATAAAGGGAATCTTATATTTCTCTCTGAACCAACGATCGAGTGGATATTTCATGTTCCATTTTAACATGAAATCTCGATGTTCACCGGACATGATCTTAAACTTGCATTAATTTTTCCACTTCCTTTAAAAAAGGAAGAATTTTCTCCGTGTACACTTTTCTTATCTCGGAAAAATCTTTAACCCCCAATTTATTAAATTCAACCTTCATATCTTGCAATAAATCGGGGCACATAACACGTAGTGTTGCTTCAATATCAATGGCATCCAACGCAGCATTGGTTGAATCCAACATTGTCCTTACCATTGAACCGTACATTCCCGCTGAGAGAATCTCTTTTTGAACAGCCAAATCGCGCATTTGACCAACATTAGGCATTTCAATGGTATAAGTATTACCCTTTAAATCAAAACTAACTCTTTCTTCCATATTCAATTTTTATTGTATTGTAAAAGGCGTACGATAACGTCCAGAAAAATTAGACGTGGCAATTCCTCCCTGAGTTATTTCCCATGTCACATTCTCTAAAACACAACCAGCTGCTTTCATCATTGTTTTTCCTGTTTTATCAACGCTTGTTACAAGTTTCGATGCCTCATCATAATTTTGAACATCTTTTTTGTAAACCACGATTGAAAAATCATTCATAATCAATGATAGGGTATCAATGATTTGATCAACTGAACCCAGGCGATTTAAAATCTTTTTAAACCAAGGCGTATCAAAACCAATAAAAAGTACTTGTCCACTAAATTGACAATCATACGCCGTGGCAACGAACTCTTGGACGAGCATGTCACCCATACCCCTCACGGGATTTTGGGTGATTGTTTCGTTAAACTGCACATTTTGCATAAATCCCACGATTTCGTTATCTATATATACTGTCGCTTGCGGCGACGCAAATGTACTATACATACTTATTTATTTTTACTGTCTGAATAAAAATCCTGTGAAAAATATCTTATTGATCTCATTGTTCACAACAACACCATACGTTACATTGTAATAATCCGCTGTTTTTGTCACATTTACATTTCTAAAACTCAAAATTAAATTATCCTGGGTTGTTGTTGCTGTACGTGACTGTAAATAATCTTCTGTCCAATTTTTCAAAATTCCCGCGCTTAATGTGTTTGAATTCACACCATTTTCATCACCCAGCAAATCAATCTCAGCATTAACAACCAATTCATGATTTATTTGCTGAATAATTCTCATCATCTGAAGTGAGAATGATTGCCCGTTTTTATCAAACAAAATTTGGTTATCCTGAAAAGTATTTGTTCCCAACGCAACAACAAATCTTCTCAAACTTGTATTATAAACCGTTACAAGAAGACCTGCTTGGATTGCTTTTTCGATTTCATCGTCGGTAAGACGGTGCTTTAACTTTGCTACGCCAATTGTTTTATTTGTAACAGGAATCTGCGGTGCTTTCCCATAGCATCGACCCACGATTGAACAAAGATTATACATCACATCCCACCACCGATAACCATCACCCACAGCAGAAGATGCAGTTCCCACTCCACCGTGAACAGCCGCTATTAAACACGAATCGAGAGATTTTGCACCAGCCAGTGAAAGAGTTGTGAAATCTTCCTTATCCTCCCCTAATCCCACAAAAACAGTTCCCGGAAACTTAGCTTTTGAAGCGTTATAAGCAAAAACGACCTGATTTAACGATGAATTATAATTTGTTTGACCGTACTGATCGGTGATTATCGCGTTAAATGCATAATCGGATAATACGGGTAATACATCATTCAATTCGGCGGTTCCCGTTCCATAATCAGCGGTTCCACCTGTCGCCGCGACAAATGACGCGGCAGCGGTAACGTCACCTGAAGTTACAGCGCCTGTACTACCTGCCGTTGATGATTCATCCAACTTAAAATACGCGTTGAATGCTGTTGATGATGACGCCCACTCAATTAAAGTGTTTAAATTATTAAATTCAGGTGATTCAACAAGTAATTTTGCTTTTGACGATGCTTTTGATTCTTCGTTAAAGGGAATATTGTCCGTCCATAAACCCGTAAAACTCCCCACCCAAAACTGCATGATATAAGTTCCAGTGGTGGTTCCGGGTGTGATTAAATAAGCATAACCCTTATCGAGGTGAGCGTTTGCGAGTGGTCCATTATTTGTTGGTCCCGTCGTAACAACACCATTCGCAACAGTGCCTTCATCGCGTGTTAATACCTTAAATGTACCCCCACCTTCGGTTGAGAATGTCATTAGGGCGCTCGTTGTTGTCGCGGCTCTCACAAAACAAAGCTCCGAAACACCCACGGCAGCGGGATTCGATTTATCTGGTAAAAATAAGGCTTCAGCTAATTTCCAATAATAGCCTCCTTTAATAAATGATTGAAAATCTTCCAACGATGTAAAGGTGTAAACAGAATTCGAACCAGATGCGAGCTGTCCATTTATACCAGAACCCCCACCCCAATCTTTTCCTAAAACACCTGTGTCGATGATCAAACAACGGCCATAATCCAAAATCCGCGGGGGGTTTGATTCTCCCGAAATTATAGTGGAATAAGCGCCTGGTATAACCACTTTTTTATTATTAAAATAAACCGGTATAGCCATTTTATATCGTTATAATTTTAACCTAATTCATTTCATACGATAAAGATAAAAATAAAATATCGATACACAACATTTCTAAATAAATAAAGAGAGGAATAATTCCTCTCTTTATAAGAGAACAAGAAAAACACGCATGTGAAAATGATTGTACACTGTAAAAATAATAGAAATAAATGATATTATCAACGAAAATATTCATCAATTGCCCTGGCAACAACTTGTTGAATATTCATGTTTCTGACCGCTTTTCCCATTAAATCTTTCTTAACAAACCCACCGTGCCACCAACTTTCAGGGTCACTCTTGTCGCTCACTCTTCTAAATGTGAAATATCCACTTCTTTTCTCTTTAACCGTTGATGAAATATCCTTTCTCACTAAACCCTGGTATATAGGATTTTTATGTGTGTAAGCGCCAACATTCATATTCATCCTGCTAATGGCAGCCCGTTCTCCTGGTGAATTATACGCTGGTGGTAAGATTTTTTGCGCTAACGGAGTGCTGCTACTCTTAACTAATTGCAAAACTTCACGGGGCAAAACAGAATTAAAAGCACCTGATTCCGCTAATGATTCAGAAGTCGCATGCCTGAACGGTATGGTTAAATACCACCCACCCCCTTTGGATAATTTTCGTTTAGGTGAAGTTGAAAACCCTTCCTTTTCATTGAAAGGAGGATACCCTAACTCCATCATTACAGGGACAGGGTTATCTTTCGAATAATTTAAATTAAAATCTATCGTATTACTCGATATGCGTTCAACACTCATCGCACGCAAATAATCCAACCGCGTTGAACGCAAATTCCTATTTACTTCGTCATTCCATGATTGGGAATATCTTTCCGCGAGTTTATCGAGAATATATTCACCTAATTGTGATGATTCTTCCGCGCTTAATCTTAGCCCCATCGCGATCTCACTTAGATCGATCATTACGGGTAAGTTCATAGATCTTCCTCCGAGATGATTTGTGTTTTACCAACAAAAAAATTCGCTCTCCGGGCTATCGCTTGATCGGGTAAATCGATTTTGGATAAATTCCCGTTTGAATCAACCACATTACTCGCCCTTATTTCGTGTGGTAAATCGATTATATTGTATTGAACGTAGTGTTTATAGTAAACAGAGATAATCTTGCCGGATAAACTCTTATCAACAATCTCCAGCACATAATTATTCGACTCATTTACGCTATAAGCTGTGTTGGGTAAAAGTTCGGGTTGATTTGTTTCAATATTATAAAAATATACACCCAATATCTCTATAGGTTCAAAAGTCAACCACACAAAACTCTTCTCATTTACGAGATAATTTTCTGAATAAAACCCGAACTTTTCAGTGAAAGTTATCCTGTCATAAAATGACAATTTAGGTCCTTCATCCTGTATCGTTACTGATATTGTACCCGCTCGATCAATAGTCCATTCTTTGTATTTTGTATCAACATTAACACCCGTTATTAACGCACGTGTTTTTACCGGATCAACAAAAAAATATCCATTCCCCCCGCAGGCAGGGCAACCGGGATTAAAATGTCCAGGTGTACTACCACATGGACACATAATGGCTTTTTCATGTATCACAAAATATCCCTTCGCCCATACCGCCCTATCAAATTCATTTTTGATAAATTCTGGAATTGGCCCTGCTAAATTAGGTGACTGTTGTAATGTGATTTTCTTTTCAGCCATGATACCTTACCTTATAAAACGACAAATTGATATCCCTTATATGTCGCGCCCACTCTTTTCACGGTCTCCTCAATCTCTTTTTGATAATTAATTAAACGTGCTCCATAACCGGCATTCGTTGCTGACGCCGTTGTGCTTATACTTTGACTCAACCCATCTATTGATAATGATTGCGACGCGATCCCCGCGGACCCTAAAATCAAATCACCCGCTATATTCAAAGGCCCAAACGTAGCTAACTTACCCACAACCCCGAGCAAATCCCATGGCATGTGTTCAAAATCGAAACCCGTTATGTATTGATAATTCCAATAATCAGGAATATTTTCAAATCTCTGTATTCCTATCTGTGTTAATATTCCTGTCAATATCACATCCTGATTCGCGGATGTTCCACCTGACCCCGTGGGGACTATACTTATTCTCCTCCCGCCTACTTGATCAGGGTCCTTTGCGTACGATAGCCACTCCCGGGGGTATCTAACCTGTTCAATCTTTTTTAACAACCCAACAAGAGCAAGGGGTTGCAAAACAATATACTTTGTGTTTATAATAGGAAATTGCTCCAGGTAACTATCTTTGTAAAATGATGTTCCTTCAGTGATTAACTGTTTAATAAATTTTATCGAAAACCAATTTTCAACTGTTTTTTGAGCTTCCCTGATATAAAAAGTAAACGCACCCTCGGAAAACCTCGTCCCGTTGGTTGCGTTTATCTTTATTCCGTAAAGATAAATATTAAGGATTTCGGCTGCCGAGTAAATTAACCCGGTATTCTTTCCATATTTTATCTCAAACGTTAATTTCATTATTTCTCTGATTCTTTGATAAGTAAATCAATAAGCACGGCTTTTTTCATCGCCTGATTAACATTCAAATTCATGCGTTCTGCCATATCCAGCAATTCATCCTTTGTCATCGATTCTAATTGCGCTTTAATATCATCGTCCGTGGGTTTTTGGACTTCAGCGGGGGCATCTCCCGCGATACCTTCTGTTAAAACAGAATTTGCACGAGCTTTAACCTTATCCACCTCATCTTTCCACAATTGAACTTCAGCTTTAAGCCTTGAAATTTCCGTGTCTTTTGATTCAATAATTTTGTTTAACCTCTCAATCTCCGCGCCCATCACCTTCTCCTTGTCGGAAAGCTCGTCCATAAGCATTTTTTCAATCGGTGTTTTCTCTTTCGTAACGTTACCTTCAGGAAAAACATACGGGAACTTACTATCCAATATCATTTTTCCTAAATTTTCCGATACTTCCGCCTTCGCGCCCTTAAAATGCACTATTTCACCAAAAAATGACAGTTTCTGGTTCAAATATTTTGTTGTTTCAATGATCATATATGTAAAAATTTAAATGTTAGACAACAGTAAATATATAAAAACTATAGCTTTAAACAAAATAATACCCAGAATAAATCCTGGGTATTATTAACTTATAATATTATGATATATAACAAAACTTACGCCGTTTTCGTTCCGATATTATAAATCATGGTAATTTTTCCAGGAGCATAAGCGCAAGGAGTTCCATAATTCAAAATTGCAAAACGTCTTGACGGTGAAGTAATAGCGAAATCCATCTTCATCGTATCAGCCAGTTGCAGATATTCCAAGATGTCAGCACTATTCTGATATACCATCGCAACAGTCGTACCCGCGATAAATCTATTTCTATCTCTAACTAATCCTGCGGTGGCGCCATCCCATCCCGTGGTCAGTGCGTTAACAGGAATTTCAAAGATCGGATGGAACTCAGCGGTAGCCAAATTCGCAGCGTCGGCAACGGTTCTGTAAATCACGAAACCTGTTGTGACGTACGATGACCCAACACCGGCGGTAAATTTCAAATCAACTGATTGAGTTTCCGTTACTGCTTGGGCTGCATTCGGATTCAATATTACCAATTGACTCAAACCATACCGATTGCGGGCGGCAACAGCGTAATAGTACGATCCAGCATGACCCGTAAACTTCGTTTTTGTATCCGCGTTAACAACGGCAACCGGGGTAGAACTGTCGGCAACCGGGGCAGCAGGGGCTTTATCGGTCGTTTTATCTGATCCTTGTAATCTCGGATATTTCTTCGCGAAGAATGGATCAGATTCAAAATCAATTGAACCAAACTGGGTCGCGGTACTCGTTATTTGTAAACCAGATTGACGGTTTGACAAGTTATTTGAAACTCCCGCAAGATTCAATACCTTGTTCGCTGTGTGTTCGTTCACGTAATTTTGGAACACAATCGGATTCGCCATGATTGATGTCGCGTTACCATACCGATAATTAACAATGGTATTTGATGCTTGTTGGATCATAGCATCGGTCAACACACTACCATCAGCATTGATAACAGCGATATCGCCAAAGTACTTATCCAAAATTTCTTCCGAGCTGAGGTTATCGCTACCCCCGTAAATGTCGAGGATTCCCTCCATGTGCTGTTGTAATACTCCGCTAAACTCTGTCGGAACAACCTTACTATTCGCGGTTACAAGAGCAATATCGATTTGCTGCAACAATTTCAATGTTTTGTTACGAACCTCGAGCTGATACATGTCCTGGCCCTCGGCCGCAATACGAACCAATGTCGCGGGGTGTGTAACTTGACCACCGATACCCATAAACTTCGTAACAATCGGTTTACGTCTGTACTCAGAATCAGTAAACTGAGGGGTCTCTCCTTCCAAGTTAAAAATGCCGACATCTTGTCCGTACCGAACCAATTGATTGTACTGATGAACGGTGTTGTAAATTTTCTTCTTAGGCATACCTTTCCAGAACGCCAAATTTTTCTCAGAAAACTCCAACACCTTAATCACTGCATCCAGGGATTCAATTTTTAAACCCCCACCGTTATTTAACTGATCTGCGTATTGCATACCGGTCATCAAACCAGCTTCCATCGCTTTCAACAGATCGTTGTTCATAAATTCTCCGTTGTCAATACCGGAAACAACGCCACCCGTAAAAATATCTTCAAACATAACTATATTTTCGTTTTAATCTAATTTACTTATTCAATCACAATTCCCGCACTTCGAAGAACATTCATTCCTTCTTGTGAGATATTGTTTGACCCAGAAAGACCAAATGTTAAAATGTCTTCACCAAGAGACTTTTTAATATTCATATCTTTCTCCTCGCTAAAACTCTTTGACAGTACACTCTTAATCGCTTCTCTATGGGAAGGATTGTTAACATTCAACACTTTCTTGCCTTCGCTGTTTGTGTTAACACCCATTGATTTCTCGAGATATGCCGCGTGAGGAACAGTCTTGAATGAACCGGGTTGATTTTTTAACTCATTCACCTGGGACTGCATGGATTTTTCTAACATGGCGAATTTTTCATCGATGAGGGAAGCAACCATCTCTTTCATTGAGTTAAAGGATTTCATAATCTCATCGGAAAATGATTTCTCCATCTCCTCTTTTACTTCCTCTTTGCCGGCCTTTTCTCCTTCCTTGTAATCTCTCTCACGATGTTTCCGAGCTTTATTTTCATCGTACTCAATTTCATCCTTAACGGTGCGTTTTTTATTTTTCTCCAATTCATCCTCCTCTTCTTTCTCACCTTTCTTTTTGCCCGCTTCGTAAGCTTCTCTTTCGTGCTCTCCCGCTTTTTTCTCGTCATATACGGTTTCTTCCTTCACGGTGTACCGTGATTTTAACGTAATATCACCCTTGGCAATATTTCCGATAATCCAATCGTGTCCAAAACCATCAGATACAAGGGATTTCACAACATCATCATTGATATAATCGTTGACTATAATTCCTTCGTGATCCAATCGATTTATGATCTCACTTGATAAATCCATATTCTTTAATTTTAATTTTGACCTAAATCTCGTGATAAATATATAATCTTATTTTACAATATGAAAGTTTTCGGCGATATTTTTTATAATATCGATATAAACATCCTCTGATATCCTTCCATTTTTATAGTTTTTATAAATCGTTTCGAGATTTGACACCTTGTATTTCGGACGAACCGCTATTTTTAACTTCAATTTATCGTTAAGCTCAAATTTATTACCATCGCGATCAACCCACTGCACAATGACATTATCCACGCAATCATCAAAAGTCTTTTCATCATTAAATGAATAATCAACAAAATCGGCGGACTGCAGCCCCTTCACTATATCGAAAAAGGAATTCGAATTAACAGGCTCGAATGTTAGGGCAAGATTTGTGATCAAAGCTTTCTTAACCCTTCTACGATTGTTTTTATCTCTCTCGAGTACTTTCCCCTCGATTGACATTCCCGGTTTCCGTGTCGAACCTGATTCCTCCATCTGAATGCACTTATCCCAGAATGCTCTTGCTTCAGGAGACTTTTTCCACAACTTCCCTTTAACATAAAATTTATTATCTTTCACCCAACCATCTAACGGCTCACCTATCCAATAGGCTGATTTATTTTTTTCAGCTCTCGAGGGTAGGTGGTCGAGATTAATCAAACCATTCTCCAGAAAATAATCTAATATAAAACCGTTAGGTTCCATCACTTCGCCCTCCCAATCAACGCTATCATCACTTGCCAATCCCTCAAAAATCATATTGTCATACCGGGAATCATCATCCTTATTTAAATTTCTTTTCGCTTTCTCAACTAAATCAATAGGAAGCCAAAAATTAAATTTATCTTCATTTTTCATCGCTATTCATCTTTAAATACCCTAATTTAATTACGCGACTGCTGTTCTACTAAACCTCGCGTATATATGTACATCTTTGTCCACCGTAAATCCATAAACTTTACTGTATGATAAATTTTCAAACCCGGTTTTTTTATACGTGAAAGTCTGCATATGAACACCTAATCAAAAAAAAATCTTACCTATTTCATATTTTGTTTATCTCTCCATTCGCTTTATTTTTAATTCATTAATTGCCACCCATTCAAAGTTTTCACATAAATCCTTTCGCACCAAACTTTCTTTCCACCTATCTGGGTACGTTTCGATTTTTCCAAAAATTCTTCGCAAAATTGTTGGACCTGAAGTATACTTTTTATATCTTTAGACTTAGAAAAAGAGCTGATGGAGCTAAAAAGTGTTTTATCCTTGTCCATGCCAGCGAAGGCAGAAATGTCGAGATAACCCTCGGGAGTTACAAGCGCGGAATCACCGGGATGTGTGTGATCGAAGCTCTTTTTCTTTTCCTCTAATTTTCGCGAATGGTCGTATGATGTCAAAACCCAATATTTATCACGAAAATTATCGTCCTTATCATACACAACCATTTTTCTAATCACAACACGACAATTGTCCTTGTAAATATTCACTTTTCTCCCCTTATCATATGGCTTTCCCACATCTCCTTCCTTTAAAATCTCTGGGATCTTATCGCACATCTCTTCCTCCGAGGAAAAATCATCTAATTCAATCAAATGTTTATCTCGTATATGCTTTAAACCCAAATGATCATTCCCCCAAATTATATCAATATCACCAATTCCGCTAACATTCCAAGCACCTTTAACTTGCCCTGATTTCTTTCTTAATAAAAAATTTATCGCAGCTTTGGGTCTTAATTTAAACTCCGAATAATTCGTTCCCCCCAAAATAGAATCTTCACGGGGATACTCATCTTTTTTCGCAAGTGGTCTCCAGGAACCATCGGGCCGCTTCTTATATTTAACACCAGCCCATTCTCTGATTTCACCAACATGTGCTTTCGCTTTCTCAAATATCTCGACCCAATTAAACGACATAAAAATTAATGCATTTGTAACCGATATTTTGTTTGTTTTAAACTCGCAAGGAAATCATCTATCCAACTAATTTCACCGTCAAAATCATCCTTTCCTTCGAGTTCTTTTCTAAACTCAACAGTTCTATCAAAAATTAATTGGCAAATTTTAACCGGGTCACTCTCGTCTATTTCATCCCCCTGAATTTCACCAGCCTTAAACCTCCCAAAACCCGATTGTCCCGCTTCAGCTATTTTATCTTCAAACTCTGATACATCTTTCGATAAATCATCGAGATACACATGTTTTGAGTTATCCTTCTCACCCCAATGGATATTTTTCAAACGAGTTTTAATTCCCTCAATAAAATTCAAATAGGTGTTGAATAATGATTTTTCTTCACTTAATGATTTTTCAAACGGTTCAACTTTTTGAATACCCAGTTTACCTTCAGCGCTATATTTTTCAAGTACCGATTTAAATATATCTGCGCATTCGAGATCATCAAAATCAACTCGTAACGAAAAATTTGATTTCTCAACCTTACCATCCGCGGTCTCACCATCCAATGACTCACGAGCTAAAATCTCCGCTTCATCGACACCCATCGCCTTTTCAGTATTATCGCCCCAACTTTCAGGTAACTGATCTTCCAACCCCAACTCTTTTGCTCTTTTACGTATCCATGCCTTCACTTCACTTTCGGGTAAATTCGATGCACCCACAAGCTTTATGGCATCCATCAAATCTTGTTTATTACGAATAGGATATTGTCCTCCCGGCATCGCTTCACCTTCCTTGGCTAACTTTTCACGCTCCTTCTCTGAAAAATAATGTTTGTTCGATTTTGAAACACATTCAGTGTACAATTCATACGAAATTCTTCCTTCAGCCAGCGCTTTTGTTATTATAACAGCGCTGTCATTACAAAGATTAAAGAATTTATTCAAATTATCTTGCAAATCGTAAATTAAATCATATTTACCTATTTCATAAGGAAATACCCACTGATACCCGTCATGTTCCTCACTTTCAAGAATAACAACGGGTTCATTTTTGTCTTGTAACTCCGTGAGATAATACTCGATCTGTGTATCATCGGTATCGTGTACCCCTATTAATTTGACCTCGTTATCGGGTTCCAACATGGTTTCTTCCTTCAATTCCCTGATCGCGGCTTGTTTAAAATCCTCATTAGGATCCACGTGCCCGCCCGGAAGGCACCATTCACCCTTTTCCTCGTCACGATCATTATTGAATCTATGAAGCAGAAGAATCTTACCCTCACTATCCTGAACAATCATATCAGCGAATCTTGTTTTTCCGAGTTTTTCCCTGATAATTTTATTGTAAAGTTGTTTTGATATATCCCGGCTTTTATATAGCGTTAAAAACTGCCTATAACTCTTAATGCGAGATATTTCATCTTTAACTGATTTATCCCTCTCAATCGCTGCCAGCGATTTAAGTAACTGCTCCCGCTGATTCACAAGGTGAACGACGTCTTCACTACCCTTATTTGCTTTTAAAAGACTTTTTTCAACACTCGTTAAATTCTCGAGAAGATGTTGGTATTCATCAATCTTCTGCGATTTACTCTTAAATATATTACTCAAAAAACCCATATTTCTTATCTATTATAATTTACTATCTGTCTAAATAAAGCAACCCGCATGGACTCAAAAAAGATTTCAACATCCCGCTCAACTCTCTCTTCGTCAAAATCGTCCCTGTATAATTCCTTTAAAACTAATTCGACAATGCTCTTATTGTTATCCAACGCTGGAAACATTGATAGAGGTCTTCCTTTCCAATAAAAGCAGAACAACGAATTTTTCCTATCAGCCACCCGTTGATCAACAATTTCCGTAACTTTATTCACAATTCCCGCCTTATCATCGAGATGGTTTTCTTTCTTAATTCTCAATATCTCAAAAATTAGTGCATGGCGCGCGCACTCCAAACTGTCATGTATCACCGTTTTTATCTGGTCAATGGTGCACTCCTTCGTTGCACCCTCTCTTACCTCCTTAATCAATGTCAAAAGATTGTCATTTATTTCACTTTGCTTAATCACATATTCACCGATATTGTCCTTCTCTATTAACCTATCAATTAAATCATTGTTTTTCTTCTCAATCCTCTCAATGACGACCCCCACTTTTTTTATAAGTTTTATAAAAATAAAAATCGCTATCGCTGTCATAATAACCATGGCTCCGTTATCAGCGATTAACTTAACCAATAAATTTACATCTTCCATAAAAATACTATATAGACCAATTACAGATGTAAAAATACGGTAATATTTAATATAAAACAACGATTTTCCTATCTTCAATGCATACCCCCGCTTTCTCCACAAGGAAGAGGGGTTGATAGGTTAAATCATATTGATTTAAATAATTATAACCCTCTTATTGTGGGTAGTTATAAAAATAGGTTGCATTTATAAAATGTTGATTACTACCTATCAAAGATAGAACCTATTCCCATAACTCAGTTAGAACTCGTACGCTATGTCTCCACGCATCTGACATTGGGTCTTCATCTCCTTCCTTGTGTTTCCTGTTGGTGCGGGTGGACCAGAGCAGGAATTTATGTCAGGTACTGTCTAACTCTCCAAGTTGTTTCGGCAGCATCACTACCCGGATGTCTGGAGGCGAATACACCCTTCAATAAATAAAACGAATAAATCGCCTAAACTCAACCGTAAAATTACAATTTTAATTTGAAATAACGAGGATATCTAATATAATTTTTATACCTTTAAAATTGTAATTATCTAAATGAAATAAAGTGAAAAACGAAAGAATCAACACATGGAAAAGTTACATAACGGAAGAAGATTCCGTCGAGGTAACAGCCCTTCCCCTTTCTTACTGGGAATATAAACAAAGGAAGGGAATCGAGGGGAATGATTATAGTGACGAATTACAAGGTTATATGGTCAAAAGTTTTAGCGGTGAACCAGCCGTATTCTTGCCCGCCTATTTTTTTGATTACCTGTTTGAATGTATTGATAGGTGGAGACCATGATTCATCTTAGTCTCCCCGTGTAATCTTAATATATTAACAAGGTTTCATCTTGGTCAGAATTTTCAATCCTTATAGAGAATCTCCTTGCATTATTTCTATCTGTAAGTAAAAAATCATCAACCGATACAATATTTCCCCTGGGTTTACTGTAAATATTTATTTCCTTGGTTTTGGGAGAGAAATACACAGGATCGTCATTTTCCTCAAAAATTTTATTAACAAAATTTTTAATACGTGACAATTCATCTGACGCGAATACACTTAATCTATCAAAAAAGTTAAATAGCTTTTTCGATTCCCCTGGGGTTATCCTAATTATAACTTCTTTATCGATAAGATCTTCAACCATTCGATTTATAAATGTAAAATTTGACCCTTTATCATCTCCCTCCCGTACCTTCTTTTTAACCTTATCTAACTCCCTGTGAGTTATATCGGCATCCTTTTCCAAAATTTTATCACATAGACCTTCCATAGTCTCATCGTAAACATAAAAACGATAGGAGCAGTGGTACCCCATAGTGCCCTTATTTTTCACAGTGCATAGCATCGATTTCATATTTAAAATCAAAACCATCATCTTCTTTAATATTATCGGTTAACCATTCAAACGCGCAACCCAATTCTTCATTATCATTTAAATAACAAGTATCAGAGTCTGGAACGATACCTCCATTATTATCGTAAAATTCAACCAATGCGTTGTAAACATCATCAGGTACGATCAAATTGCTATAATCAGCAGTATAAGTTACCTTGACTTTCATCCTTTCTATTGTTTTCATCCTCATTTATTATTTTAATTTTATATCAATTTAAATTCGTAAACAAAGACATACGGGTTACTATCCCATGTGCCACGACCCAAAACCTTGTCCATAAGGGCGGCGAAGGCTTCGCGAGGGGTGTCAAATAAATCTCCTGTTGTACTCCAAGAGAAACCGTCTTGCTCGTAGTAATTAATCCCCTCTGCCATACAATCAATATCCGATATATCTTGGAGCCGCTCTATCTTTACGTTGGTGATGCGGATGCGGTGGGGCATCAGTTCAGCTTTGACAAATAGCTTATTGCGCCACCCTTTGCTATTCTTCAAACCACGAACCAACATATCCATTGTTTCCAGCCCTTGTTCATGATATACACTTTCATAGCTTTGCGCAATGGCAACCACATCACGAACTCTGTATTGATTATAATTGGAGTGTCGGACATCTATAAAATCACCATAATCATCTTCATATACCAAGGTATCATCTCTAACATCCCATACTTGGGTAAAGAAATCTTTTGGAATATTTCTTCTCGTCATCGTCTTCCGGCCGTCAATAACGGCTTGGGTTAGATTGTATCTATCTAAGAACATTACCTTCTTCATGTTGTTTTAATTTTTAATTGCGCCATATATTTTCTCCCAGAAAAAGTTGTATCGTATTTTTTGTTCAATGTGCCACTCAATATCAATCTCATAGATATGACAAATTACCTTTAGCAACCCAAGGGTTGTATATATCGTGTTTTCAATTGAATCAGATTCAATAATTATGTTTTTACAAACGTTAAACATCAATTCCGCGAAAGAATAAATGTTTTTAGCATCAGGTCTTATCGAGGAAATAATTTCCTCCCACGCTTCATCAGAATCTTTTAAATCAATATCCCTTAGGCTTGCAAGGGCGAGTAAATATATAACTACATCAACTAATTTATCGGAAACGGTATCTTTGATACACTTTTCAAACGCACATATAAAACGTTTTTCTTCGTCTGATATAACGGAATAACGATTAAATTCGGTCCCAAACACCATTTTACCTTTAAAATACTTTCCTTTCTGGTCCGCCTCAAAGGCTTTGGCAGCCTCCGCCAACACAAGCATTAAATAATAATCGTCACTCAATTTTTTGTCGTGAAATCCATGTTCACGGACTAATTTATATGATTTATCTTTCAGTTCGTTTAAATCCATTTTAAAGAGAATTTATTTTACAAAATATTATTTCCTAAATTTAATTTCGATTATCTTTTGTTTTATTCACAAACAACCAACTAAAAAAATCAATGTTTCCGTAAACAAAATAAATTAACGCGGGAATTGTTATTATCATACCGATCGCCTTTCCCCCGCGCAGATTATCACTCGCCCACATCCAAAAAATTGACGCTGATAAAAAAATAAATGAAGATAAAATTTTATGTGTTCTTGTTCTCATAACTGTTTTGTTTTTAGTTAATTAATCTCGTTTGTTTCAATACCTA